TCAGGTATACTCATCAGATCATACTCAATGCTTGGTCTAGGGTTTCTTTATTACGACGAGTCCAACCACGACCAAAGGTTTCAAAGGTACGTAAAGACTCATAGAACTTCTGGCGTTGACTAAAGACACTCTCAATAATCATCTGAGGATCTTTGTTCATAATTGCTTGAAGGGTCATAGGACCAATAGCCCCATCTGCTGTTACCCCTACAGCACGTTGAATAGCTTTAGCTGGACGACCAGAACCACTATTAACCCCCCAGTCAAAGGCACACCAGTCAACACCGCTAGGAAGATCATCGCCTCTTACCTTATCCCAATAATTCTTCTTGTAAATAGGTGCTACATCTATAAATGTTAAGTCTCGCATTTCTTGTTCAGTAGACTCACGACCAATCCATTTGTCATATACCGCTTTAGTAACACCGAGGTTAGTCATACCGCCCGGATCTTTAGGGTGATTTACAAACCCACCTTCATGGTGCAATAGCATTGATAAACATTTGTCAAAGTTTTTTTTCATTTCTTTTTACCTTTTACCATACCACCTTTATTCAATAAGGCTCGTTTAAGTACACCTTTTTTATCCCGTAATTCTGGGCCGATAGAGTTTGGTTTGGTTTTTTTAGTTGGTGGTTTATAAAGATCTCTAAGTATTTTATCGAAATACACTGGATTATCTTTAAGGATTTTACGTAGTCTTATCTTTTCAGTCCCAGTAAATCTAGGTTTTTCTTCTTTACCTGTCCTATTAATAGCCATTACTTTTTCCCAAAGAATTTACTTACGGATCTAATCCCGATACTTGCTGAAACAATCCCACCTAGTGAATATTGATACCATGCTGGCATAGTTTCTAGTGCAGCAAAGCCAGCTTGAACAATACTATTACCCCAATCACCACAGAATGCTAGAATCAATGGAATTGAAAAGAGCAAGGTAATCCATTCGTCTTTCCAAGAGTTCTGAGTAGCTTGAATAGCTGCTAGATCCCAGTCTATCTCACCAGTAGCTTGCTTAAGTTTAATCTCAGCGTTAGCTTTTTGTATTGCTACCTTACCATCTAGGTAAGAAGAGGCTAATCCGCCAATTGCTCCTATAATTTGACCAATCATTTGTTATAACTTTCTTCATGAACAACTCTAGTAGGTGTTACAGTTGTTTTAGATTCTTTACCCATCCAAATCCCAAAGCAACCAGTCAAAGCTCCCATACAAACGGAGACAAGACCTGATTGAGCTACACTAGGGTCAGGTAAAGACATGAACCAGTGTACTGCTTGGTAGGTAAGTATAGTAACTGCCAGCATCATTAGTCGTGGTAGCACTTTCCAATCATCAAGAACAGTTTTTGCCATAGGTTTATTCCCAATCTCTTTTTCTTCTAGGTTCAAACACGTCTGAAGCCTTAAGATGACCCTCTAAGTACATAGCTCTTTCAACTCTGTCTAGGGAATACTTAACGCCTGTGTCCTCTAATATTTTATTTCTGATATAGAACACATCTGATCTTGGGATGTGGACTCTACGGAGTCTGCCTTCATCCTCATCAGCTAGAGCTTTGTAAAATTCCTCTAGCACATTATCTGAAGAATACATTTTAGGCAATTGATTGTCCTTAGTTATACTATTTTAAATTTGGAAGTCAATACTTTTTACCTACGACAGTAAAAAAATTACACCATCCTTAAAGGATTTCCTTAAATATTAATTACTTACTATAATTATAATTAGTATTTAATATTTAAAGTACTACTCTAAGTAATACTTTAAGTAATTATACCGCACTCCAATTATTTGTCAACACTAAAAGTAAGAAATAATATTTAAATTAATTTAATTTTTATTTACCACCATTAAATTTCTATATAAGTCCAGTTACCATAAAGTATAAGTCCAGATGTTCACAAATTGTTACAAACATTGCAACATACCTCACGTAATCCCCCAAGTATTCTACAATAACCTTTGCCTTTCGTAGCAATATTAGGCTTAACCCCTTGTTTTTACTAGGGAATACTATATATGGGCTGGTATTATTGTGGTTTCCAACTGAAAATACCCCCCTCTGTCATTATGGGTATATAGTATCAGCGTACCCCCCTATGGCCCATGCCCCCCGTAGCCTAGATGGGGCTTGATCACGCCTATAAATCCGTAGGATTCAGCAAGAATCAATGACAAGTCATTGAAATGTATTGTTTTTACAAACAATAAGGGATTCCCTTTATCAGATTACAAGGTAATCTCTTGGGAATTACAGGGCTTTGGTCTTTAGACCAAGATCATGGTCAAACCATAATATGGTTCAATCATCTGGGATCATGCTTGGGATCGGGATCACCTGCATAGCTTTTCCTTGCGCATAATGCTCACCAAAAGATCAAAAAGTTTCCCCTAAAGGGGAAGTTAATCACGGAAATTCCGAGGATAGCCAACCCCCTAAAGGGGTTGACAATGGGATCGAATTAGAGTTACTTTGTAAGGGCTTCATCGGCAAATCGATGGGGCAACAACCTTAACTTAATCGGAGATTAACGATGACAAAATCAGCTACTTTACCTACGGTAACATTGAACAGCACTTTCAAATTAGGTCGTAAGACCTATACTTTGACTGATGGAATCAGTCATGCGGTGGCTTGTTATGACAAGCTTTATCTGATCCAAGAGGATCAGTTAGCTCTCTTTAGAGAGCTTGGAAACATCCTGCTTCAGATTGAAAATCTGTTCGGTGGTGACAAGAAAGCCTACGGCTCCTTTATCAGTGGAACTGATATGTCGAATGAGAACATCAGCTCTGCTGATAAGTATGATGCCAAGTGGATTGCCACTCATTGGACTAAAGTCCAACAGTTAAATAAAGCTGGTAAGCTTTCGGCTCTCGGCGTATCTTCGATACGGAAGATTGTTCTGGAAGCTCATCCTGAGCTTCGTAAGAAGCCTAAAGCTTCTTCAGCCGGTAACACTTCAAAGGGCAAGCCGAAGGCTTCTGAACAGCCTAATAAGGCTGAGGAAGTGATCAAGAACACTGTCTTTGAGACAGTGATTGCCAAGAACGAAAAAGAACTTGCAGAGCAAGTATTTGATGCTCTTCAAGCCGGAGGCTTTAAGAGATCTGAGTTCGCAAAAGAGCTTGCAAAGCTCTTTAAGTAAATCATTTAGCCCCCTTCGGGGGGCTATTCAATCTCGGAATTTCCGTGATTAACTTTAAATCGGAGATTTAAAATGGAATATTGTGGAGTTCAAATCTTAGAGTATTCAAATACTGAATACTGTTTTTGTTATCAAGGTCGTTTAATAAACGATCATATAGATCATCCAGTCCTCCTTAAAAAGGAGAGTGACCATTGGGTCAACAAACATAAAGCTGAAGGCTTTATAGATTGTTTGATTGCTCTTGGTGAAATATAAAAGAAGCTCCCTTCGGGGAGCTTTTTTTTTGCTTATACTTCAAAGAAGTATAGTGGTATTCACGGAATTTCCGTGAATACTTTTGTAAGCATGCGGCAGAAGGAGATCACGTCATGCAATTAGTAATATTCTTTGCTTGGTTATTAATACTTGTATCTACTACAAGTATATTATTAATAGTAGCTTATACTACTATTAATCCTATAATATTATTATCATTACTACCTGTAGTAATATTACTTTCTGTTTTAGCTTTTGATCGGGGGTGATCATGCGGGTATGTTTTTATGATGATGAAGGGTTTATGTTTTCTTATCTTACTTGTCGTGACATGCGGCAAGTATCGAAGATACTGAAACGTTTCCCTAGTAATGCAAGACTAATCACGGAAAATCCGAGAATGAAAAGGAGAATTAAATGAAGTTAGATTTAGGTAATGGATATACCTTATCCATAGTTCCCGATGGCGATGTTGGCTTAGTAGAGGTAGCACTAATACATGATGACTATGGATTTATTAATACAAGTCTGTGGTTTTATGATGTGACTAAGGCATCAGATTTTTATGATGATGTAGTAAGACACATGAATTCTGATCAATTAATAATTGCTTTGGTAAAAGCAAAAGCATATGCAAAAGGAGAATGACATGCGGATAGAACACATTGCAGAGAACAAAGTATTTGTTCACAAGAAGTCTATGCTTTCAGGTAAGGTAAACTCTATGGTTTTACCTACGACTCAAGGTAAGATAGAATACTGGCTACAATCAGGTGAACTGATTCAGAATGTAATGCCTGACTTGGATGCCGAGCAACGTGAGTTTATTAAGACAGGTATCAGCCCTGAAGAATGGAATGACATTTGTGGAGATGAGGATGAGGAGTAAACGTGACAGACAATCACTACGTGCCGACAAATATTGGCGGTCTATATGGCATCAACAAATGCTATTCAAAACAAAAGCCTTGACATCTGTTTCATCATGTGACAGAACTAAGGAAATTCATGGCAACAAGGAGTTAAGCCAATGTCCAGATCATACCTCGTCTATCAATTCAGACCAGAAGTCTATGACATAATCAATGAGAACCCTCAGTCAGAGATAGCAAGAATTGCTTTTGATCTGAGGCTTCTCAATGAGAAGTCTGCAGAGCAGAGTGTTAATGATGCTTTGTTTCATAACATGTATTATCCAACCAAGTTCCTGCATCTAGGTGTACTATCTGAATCTGTTGACCCATTGGAAGCTGTCTTTGATGCAGGGAATGGCTATGGTAAAGCTAAGGTTACTACCCTTGCTAAGGGTGACACTAGCCTATCTGTGGGTAATATAATTGTACACTTGCAGCAGAACAAGGCGTATCTATGTATGCCTACTGGATGGCATGAGCTATCACGAGAACTGGTACTAGGCATCAAATTGTAATCACGGAAATTCCGAGAATGGAGAATCAAATGAAGACCGAGATATATTATAACCTACACAAGCATGTCTTTTCTGTAAGGAAAAGAAACGGTAAGGTTCAATGGCATACTAATAGTATCATAGCACACAAGCCTGTCTTTGCAGTGCAACCTGCAGGGTGGGCAAAGACTCAGGATGAACAGGTTAAGAATGTACACGCATTCGTTAGACCTCAAGAGGTTGAGGTGGATGCTGACCTATGGTTTCAAGACCCTGACTATGCCTTGCCCTATGATGTAGCTAGGCTTGAACGTGTACGGTATAACCCATATCATGCAAACACATTTGTAGATGAGCACGATGAACCGATCTACCATGCCGAGGTTGCTTATTTGTATATTGACAAACAAAATAAACCTGTCATAAAGGTATTCAGAACTTAAACGAAAATCTAATCACGGAGATTCCGAGAATGACTTTATCCACACAAGAACTTAATGATCTATTTAGAGAATGCAAAGACATAGGCATGGCTGCAACAGACAGACCGATAAATGATACCGAGAACCATACTGGCTCTTGTGACCACCGTACAGATTACTGTGATGACACTTGTTATAACGTTAAGTTATACAAGATATACCCAAACATGGCTAAACGTGATGACAGGTGCGAGACTATCTGGCAAAAACTAAACAAGTCTAACTCTGACTTCACTAAATTCTTTAGTCGTAAACGGTACGATACTAGTCGTGTTCGTCACATGACACGAGGCGAAGCCTTCAAAGATGTGATTGATGTGTACCGTGTCAAGACTATGTGCCTACTTAACCCAGATATTACATGGTGGATTCCTACCAGAGCATGGCGTAATCCACGCCTCAAAGCTTTAATTGAGAAAGAGCTTATGCCTCTACCTAACTGTGCTATTAATGCATCTCTTGACCCATCCAACAGCAAAGCTGAATGGAAGATGTTGATTGATGATGACTGGAATATTATGTTCTATGGTGATGATGACTTGACATCTGATCCTGTCTATGGAACAAGAATGTTCCTATGCCCTAAGACTCACAAGGATCTCAAGGGTCACTGCAAGGACTGCAAGGCAGGTTGCTTTGCACAAAAGACTATCAACCGCACACAGATTGTGCATCTATCAGAGCATTAAGGAGAAACAAAATGCCATTTGATACAACAACATCATTCGTACCAGAGCACTTGGACTTTGAAGTAGAGTTTGAGGAAACTAAATTCAAAGACAAGAAGTATGTAATCAATACTAATACAGGTGAATACCTTGGTATTGTGGGCAAGGACTTTACCTGTGCCAATCATGGTGACTTCTTTCGTAATGTCGTAGACACTGCCACTCAAGAGTTACAAGAGGGTGACTTACATGGTGCAGACTTTAACTTCAGAACTGCCCGTGGTGGTGCTTGGGCTATGCTCGACATCACATTACCTAGCATGAAATCAGTTATAGAAACTGATCGACATCAGACTGAGGTAAAGAACCGTATCATATCATTACATGGTATTGATGGGTCATGTAGTAACCAAGTATTCTTTGGTGCTATTGATAGCTTCTGCACTAATGGGTGCATCAGTGGTGAGCATGACAAGGTTCGGAGAAAGAACACCTCTAACTTCTCACTTAGCTCATTCATAAATGAACTGTCTAACCTACGGTCAGACTTCTATGAGCAAGCTATCAAGATGAAAACATGGGCGCAGACTAGCCTAAAAAATGTAGATGTAGAGGCTTTGCTAGAAGCAATGATACCATCAGAACGTAAGGCAAAGAAGATGTATCAACTGTACCGTACAGAGACATGCATGAGAGGTGAAAACAAGTGGGCCTTGTACTCTGCCTTTACTAATTATGCTACTTATGCAGATGATCGTAACGGATTTAATCTACGTAAGACAGGTAATGACACACAAGCTACCTCAATGTGGGGTAGAGAACAGGAGGTATCTAAGTGGGTCAGTGACAATCGTTTTTTATTAGCAGCTTAATCACGGAAATTCCGAGAATGGAAAGGAACTACAATGACTCCAGAAGAAATCGCAAAGAACCACCAAGAGTGGGCAGACAAACGGGAACAACATAGAATAGAGCTTGAAGAAAAGTGTAACAACCTGATGGACGAACAGGTTAAGGCAATCAAGTCTGCCTATGCTGCACTGCAAGAAGCAGATGGCAATCTTAGAGAAATGTTTGACATTACCATAGAAGATGCTAGAGCTATATCTACTGCAGAGACTAAAATGAGAATGGCATTTCCTCACCTCTGCATCCACCCTTATTATTCTTAATACAAACACAAAGGAGTTAAACATGTTTGTACTAGTAGCAACTAAACCACTCAATGACGGAACAAAAGGGTTTCGTTTCAACCTGTTAGGTAAGAAAGGACTATACCGTAAGCGTAGCCGTAGCTCTCGTGGTTGGTTAAAGTATGAACCACTTAGTACTATGAATGCCTATCACTTTGGTAAACGTAGTTTGTACATTCAACATGCTTATGGACGTAAGCTGCATCACTTTGCAGGATAGTATATGGATTATTATGTAGTAGAAATGTATGTCGATGAGTTGGAAGAGTGCCTCGTAATGAGGTGCTCGACCATCGAAAGTGCTAGTCTTATCTGTGAAAAACTAGAAGAGGCATTTCCCAATGCTGTCTTTGACATCATGGACACAGAGCCTGTGATAAAAATGCGAGACTACAATTTAGAAAGGTACGAAGAGTTGCGAAATGTTTTGACATCTAAACCAAGAAACCCACAACTAATTGTGATAGAAGGGGGTAAGCGTTAGTGTTATGTATTACGTAGAAATTATCCATAAGGATGAAAAGGTTGCATCTACCTATCAAGATCTACTTTCGGATAGTGTAGACGTTGCTAACAGCCTGTCTTTTGCAGACTGTACTGTAACTATATACGAATGTATTAAAAGCTTATGCGATGTGGAAAAGATTGCAGAGGTTATGTCATGGAAAGATGACGGTTACAGACTATAAACTGTAGTAGGGTATTGCTATGTAGTACCCTACTATGCTACTCTTACTTTTTAGTATTATTATAAGGATCATATATTACTATGTATAAATATACAAAGAAAGGAAACTTAAAGGCTGGTACTGTATGGAGATTCACACCACCACAAGATGCTATTGATGCTGGTGTTGTACGAAGACAAACATTTAAAGATGGACGTGCAGCAAGGTATGAAATACCAAGGCTAGTAGAAAAGGTAGAGGCATTTAAACGTGGGGATATTGTCGCAGGAAATATTGGAGCCAACTCTACAATACTACACATCTATAAATACTATGTTACAACTACACATTTTAAACAGTTGGCATATAGCTCACAGAAAACCTATGATAACACAATGAATGCTATAGCTAACACAAGTGTTGGTAGTAGGAAGTTAGGTCAGATTAAGATTAAAGATCTTACTGCAATGCACTGCACTGAAGCCTATGAGGAATGGTGTGAAGATGTGAGTGTGTCAAAAGGGAATCAGTGTGCAAGAATCTTTTCATTATTAATAAATTTTTGTATCTCTATTGATTTAATTAAGTATAACCCCATGTCTAAAGTTCGTAAAAGAAAACATGAAACAAGGGATACAACATGGACAAAAGAACAAGTAGAAAAATTTCTTGATGTGGCATTCACTGACTTTGATTGGCGTAACGTGGGATTAATTGTACTAATGTGCTATGAATGGGCACAAAGACCTACTGATATAAGATTATTAAAGTGGTCTTCAATTAATTTTAAAGAAAAGAAAGTAAAAATAAAACAAACTAAACGTGGTGCAACAGTTGAGCTACCAATATCTGATGAGATTATGAACATGCTCACACAACAGAAGAAAGACTGGGACTTTCAAGAGTATGTAGTACCACATCAGAGGCCATCAGACGGTGCTTACAGGCCGCTAAACGTAGGTCAGGTATCGTGGTTAGCAAATCAAATAAAAGAAGCTGCAGACTTACCATCTAATTTACTTGTCGGAGATTTAAGAAAGAGTGCTATCGTAGAAATGATTGACTCAGAGGTAGATCATCTAGCTATAATGTCCGTGACAGGGCATCAGAATATCTCGTCACTCAATCCATACCATAAGCATACTTATGCTGCAGCTAAGTCAGCATTAGATAGGAGAAAGGGTAATGAAAAAACCTAACCCAATGGCTAAAGATCTTAGACAACCTAAGTATAAGCAACAGGTAATACCTGATAAGAAAAAACCTGTGCCTAAACGAAAAGAAAAACATAAAGGAAAGGATTAAATGTTACAAACATTTTACATAGATCACATGGGTACAGACTTATCTGTAGCTAATGCAGCACGAGTAAGTTTTGGTAAACGTAGTGAGATGGATACGAGTGATGTGTGGGGTCCACCTAAGTTGAAAGACAAGGACGCAAAGCTTATACGTTACCTTGCCAAGCACAAACACATCAGCCCCTTTGGGCATTGCTTTGCCAGCTTTCACGTTAAAGCACCTGTGTTTGTGGCACGTCAGCTAGTCAAGCATAAGTTCCTACGTTGGAATGAAATCAGCCGTAGGTATGTTGACCATGAGCCTGAGTTTTATCAGCCTACAGAGTGGCGTGGACGTGCCAAAGATAAGAAGCAAGGATCTAGTGATGAAGTAATTACAGAACTAGAGGATGCTAGGTGGGAAGAATATGATCAGTTTGAAGTTGATAGGTACGACATACATAAAAGTATAACAGGTTGCTACGAGCAACACTTAAAGTTTTATGACTTATTAATACGCAATGATGTATGCCCAGAGCAAGCACGTATGGTACTGCCACAGAGCATGGTCACTGAGTGGTACTGGTCAGGTAGCTTAGATGCATTTGCAGACATGTGTAACCTACGCTGTAAGCCTGACACACAGTACGAGACACAGGTTGTAGCTGCACACATTGACACAGAGATGGCTAAGCTGTTCCCTGTATCATGGATGGCATTGAGGGAGAATTGATGGATAAACTATACAACTTAGAACCAATGATAATGGACTGTTGGCAGGTCTGTAATGATCTTGAGACAGTATTTAAACAGATAGGTGATGGTGAACGTGAGCCTACGCATGACGAGATGATGAACGCACTGATGGGTATGCAGCAGGTGTACCAGTGGAAGTTTGAGCAGTTATTCTTTAAGTATGAGCAAGCAATGGAAAGGGTCAAAGATAATGAGAGGTAATATCAATGGTGCAATCAAGGCGTCTGCTATTGTAGCTTTACTGATAGCTGCGCCACCTGTACTTATAGCCATGATGTATGATGATTATCCAAAGTATTGTAAGCTGTCGATATTGCTACCTTGTATAGGGATAGAATGATGGGTAGATATGCAATTCAGATTGAGATAGAAAATGGTGAGTACACTTTAGTACGAAAAGAAAACCCTTGGACTTATGATTCAGAAGTTCTTTTATTTGAAACAAGAGCAGAAGCGGAGGATGAATTAACAAGATGGAACACAGGTATTGTTGTAGATTACAAACGATACATAAGGCCCATGACTAAGGAAGAACGTACTAGATCTACTCAAAGGAATAGAACGTTTGTTACTAAGTGAGTACATACCGTACATAATTTCTTTATCCGTTGTCGTAGGTAGTCTTGCATTCATTCCTCTTTGGCTGCTATACTTCGGTTTTAGAATTATAAAAACCTTTATCAAAGGAAAAACAAATGTCAGATAATCCACATTCACCATGCCCTTATGAAGACTGTAGTTCTTCAGATGCATTCAACTGGAACGATGATGGCTACGGTCATTGTCATTCATGCAGCAGGGCATACCCTATGAAAAACATGCCAGCAACTTTTGACTGGGTTAAACAGGAGTACCCCTTGAAAGAACGTATCCAACCACAAAACATACAAGTCACTGGTGTTAAGTATGATGGCATCAGAGGTATTGATGCTGATGTATGCAAACTTTATGGCATACAAATTCAGACAGGCCCGAATGGTGAGGATGTGCGGTATGCATACAAGTACCCACACACTATTAAATATCGTATGTGTAATGACAAATCAAAGTCATGGGTCAAAGATCGTGGATTAGGTATGAACCACCTGTTTGGCCCTGAGTTCAATGCTGGTACAGGTAAACGCATCTACCTTACAGAAGGTGAGTTCGATGCAGCCAGCTTGTATCAGATTCTTGGCAAGACATTTCCTGTAAAGTCTTTACCTTCTGCATCTATTGGTGAAAAGTTTATCAAGCACAATCTAAAATACTTATCTTCATTCAAAGAGATTGTGTATGCAGGTGAGCTTGATGATGCTGGACGTAGGGCCGCTGATAAATTGTATCAGGCATTTCCTGAGAAGTTTTACTATGTGCCTATGACAGAGTGCAAGGACGCTAATGAGTTCCTTGAAACAGGCAAGCATGAGAAGCTTATGTGGGCAGCAAGATCACCACAAAGGTACACACCAGAGAACTTCTTTTGTTCTGATGCTGATGTAGAAGCAGCTATTAAGAACGAGAATCCATATGAGTATGTACCAACAGGTCACACTGGTTTGGATGAAAAGATTCGTGGTATGGTTAAGGGTGGATTGACATTCATCAAAGCCCCTCGTGGTACTGGTAAGACTGAGGTGATTAGGTACTTTGAAACAGGCTTACTTAACAATGGTGATACATCAGTAGCTATGCTACACATGGAAGAAATGAAGTCTACCACTTATCGTGCTATGGCTACATACCATCTGGGTATAAACGTTAGGACTAAAGAAGATGCTGCTAATAACAACGTGTCAGAACAGAACGTTATTGAGGCAGCTAAGATTGCAACCAAGGGTGAAAATACAATCATCTTTGAAATGATGTCACACGATGATCCACTCAAGCTACTCGACTATGTACGTCTAGCTGTTACAGTCTATGGTGCTGGCTATATATTCATTGACCATGTACAACGCTTGGCCTACCTGTCTAATTCGGGTGTAGATGGTGCTACTAGTACACTCACTACACTAGGTTCACGTATGGCTCAGTTAGCTAAGGAGCTAAACATTGGTGTTATATTTATCTCTCAGGTTAATGATGATGGACGCACCAAGTATGCTGCTTCACTTGAGGAAGAGGCAATCATATGTATCAAGCTAGAACGTACAGCAGAAAGTGAGGACGAAGTAGAACAGAACACAACAACCTTTATCGTAGATAAGAACAGACCTTTTGCTAAGTTAGGTAGGGCAGGATCAGTGTACTATGATCCAACAACAACCATACTAAGAGAGGATTTGTTCACACAAGAATCACAGGTGGCATAATGATATTTGATGTAGAAGCTGATGGCCTCTTGGATGAGGCCACTAAGATACACTGTATGTCGTTCACTAAGGATGGCTTACCTATGTGTTCGACAAGTGACTACGATGCAATGAGAAACACACTACTTAATCAAAAAGTTTTGATAGGTCATAACATTGTACGTTATGATGTACCATTACTAGAAAAAATCTTAGGTATTAAGATTAAAGCTAAGTTGTATGATACATTACCTATGTCATGGGTAATTAATACTGATAGACCCAAGCATGGGCTTGAGTCTTTTGGTGAAGACTTTGGTGTACCTAAACCTGAGATAACTGATTGGGTAAACCTATCTCAAGAAGAGTATCAGCATAGGTGTCAAGAAGATGTTAAGATAACTAAAAGACTCTGGGAAAATCTTACTCAAAGATTTATGATGGTTTATAAAGACAAATCTAATCTAGACAGGTTCTTGCAATACCTTACATTCAAAATGAAATGTGCTTATGCTGCAGAAGAAAGTGGTTGGAAGCTTGACATTAATCTTGCTAAAGATTGTGTAGCTAAACTAAAAGCTGAACAGGACGAAAAGATTACTGAATTAAAAACAGTAATGCCAATGCGTACTTTGTTTAGAAAAAAGTCAAAGCCAAAAGTAATGCACAAGAAAGATGGATCACTGTCTAAGCAGGGTGCTGAATGGAATGCTTTACTTCTAGAGCATATGCATCCCTCTAACTATATCGGTGAAATAGAAATAGTAAAAGGAGTTGAAGAGCCTAACCCTAAGTCGAGTGACCAAGTAAAAGCATGGCTGTTTGATCTAGGTTGGAAGCCCTGTACATTTAAGTTTGTTGAAGATCGTAAGATCCCACAAGTACGAAAGAATGGTGAGCTTACTAACTCAGTTAAGTTGTTGATTGATGCCAACCCTACGGTCAATGTACTTGATGGGCTTACAGTCATTCAGCACAGACTAGGTATCTTTGAAGGTATGCTTGATTGTGAAGTTAATGGTTACGTTAAGGCAGAGATTGATGGTCTTACTAATACACTAAGATTCAAACACAGAAAGCCTCTAGTAAATCTTCCGGGTATAGATAAACCTTGGGGTAAAGAAATACGTGGTTGTCTTGTAGCACCAGAAGGTTATGTATTATGTGGTGCTGATATGACATCACTTGAAGACACAACTAAACGGCACTATATGAAACCTTACGATCCTAAGTATGTGGAAGAGATGTCAAAGGATGGGTTTGATCCACACTTAGACTTAGCCAAACATGCTGGTGCGGTAACACAGGCTGATATAGATAAACACAACTCAGGTCAGGTTAGTTTGAAGTCACTACGAAAGAACTATAAGGTTGTTAATTACTCAGCTACTTATGGTGTCGGCGCTGCAAAATTATCCAGAGAAACTGGTATGACAGAGGCAGAAGCTAGAAAACTTTTAGATGCGTATTGGAAACGTAACTGGTCTGTCGCAGAGTTTGCTTTAGATAACTTGAAGAAAGTAAAACGTATTAATGGGCAAATGTGGGTACAGAATCCTGTCAGCAAGTTCTGGCATACTCTTAGATATGAGAAAGATATATTCTCTACACTCAACCAATCTACAGGTGCTTACTGTTTTGATAAGTGGGTAGCTTACTATCGTATAGCAAGACCCAATATTGTAGGTCAGTTCCATGATGAATCAATTAATCTTGTTAAGAAAGGGCATGAAGAACATCACCAACGTAGGCTTGTTAATGCTATTAATAAATTAAACAAGGAGTTAAATCTTAATGTTGATCTAGGTATTGATGTACAGTTCGGAAATAAATATTCCGAAATACATTAAAAAGTTCTTGCATGTACTTTTCAACACATGCTACAATTCAATTCTAGTCTTTAAAGGAGTTAGCAAATGGCTAAAATAACAGTAACAGGTATTGCTCAGTGGGCAAAAGTATTTGAAGAAAACCGTGACCTTGATGGGTATCAGGGTCAGTGGCAAGACACTAACGGACGTTGTACTATTGAGATGATTCTTGATGAAGACAACACCGCCCGTGTCAAAGCGTCTGGATGTATGTCATCAGGTAAGGATGATCCAGAAGGACGAGGACGTGCTTTTAAGTTTACACGTAAGTTTGAAACCCCCAACGATTGGGATGGTGGAGCACCTACAGTGTATAAACCAGATGGTTCAGAGTGGAGCTTTGAATCTGATGGACCAATTGGTAATGGTTCAGAGGTTCTAGTAGAGTTAGACATCTACAAGAACAAGCAGTATAGCACTGTAACTACACGACTTGAACGTGTTAAGGTTATGAAACATGTATCATATGATGGTGCAGGTGGTAGCTCTGGGCCTGATCCTTTTACTAAGGATGTAACATCAGGCAGTGTAGCTGCATCAGCAGCACCACAAGCTGAACTTGTGTCAGAAGAAATCCCGTTTTAAGGAGTAGCTTATGCCTAAGATAGATACATTAGTCGAAGATATTTATTCTGTAATTGAAGGAAAGGGTGGGTGGGATAGAACAATTACGGAATACTTAGCACGTAATATAGCTGACGTTGCACACGATAGGTTTAAGGAACCTCAGAAGCCCAGAGGATATTTAAGTTTATCCTCTGTGGGTTCACCCTGTAAAAGAAAGACTTGGTATAGAATAAATAAAACAGAGGAAGCTGCACCATTAAAGCCCCAGTTACTGGGTCTTTTCTTTTACGGGGATCTTTTAGAAACTCTTGTCCTTGCCCTAGCAAGGGCAGCAGGGCATGATGTACAGGGAGAGCAGGACAGACTCTCTGTTCATGGCATTAAAGGTCACAGAGATGCAGTCATTGACGGTGTAACAATAGATGTTAAGTCTGCATCACGATATGGAATGCAGAAGTTTAAGAACCATGTGTTACGTGATGACGATCCATATGGTTACATCAGTCAATTAAGTTCATACGTTTACGCAGGTAAGGATGATCCACTTGTAACAGATAAAAAACGTGGTGCTTTTCTTGTCGTACAGAAAGATACCTTTGAACTTTGTTTAGATACTTACGACTTTACTGAGGAGTTAAAAAATAAAGAGCAAGAGGTTAAGAAAGTAAAAGAGGTTGTGTCAGGTGAGTTACCAGAAGAACGTATTGCACCTGTACCACAGTCAGACACATCTGAAAATACTAAGCTTACATTTGCTTGTTCAGGTTGTGAATACAGAAAGATCTGCTGGCCTGAAGCAAGGGTATTTCAATATGCTGGTGGACGTAAGGAGTATTTAATTGATGTGGTTAAGAAACCTAAAGTACCTGAGTTAATAGATTGAGTAAGCAGGGTAAACAGAAAGGCAGGTTAGGCCAGCAAGAGATCAGGGATGCTTTACTAGAAGCTTTCCCTGAGCTTGAGCCTGATGATGTTAAGTCTACTGTTATGGGTGACACTGGTGCAGATATACAACTATCACCTGCAGCACGTAAGTTGATACCTATATCAATAGAAGTTAAACGTAGGAAATCAGGTTTAAAAACTGCGTATGACTGGATGAAACAAGCCGACAATCACACAAAGAATCCACCTGTTGTTTTCTATCGAAGTGACAGACAGAAGTGGTTAGTTATAACAGAGCTAGATCATTACATACAATTGCTCAGAGGTGACAATGACAAACAGTGACATAAAAGATAAGACTGTAAAAATTTGGGATGTAATATCAGGGCCATATCCTTGTGACATTCCTGACGCAGAAGATGTGCATTTTAATCTATGTAAAATAGAAGTAGATGGCAAGATAGAATCTATAGAGTATTTTTTTGATAGTTTTAACGAGGCATACGAAATGATAAAGTACTTTCAAAAGAACATTGAACCTATTGAGATTGAATATGGTGATTGACATGACATGTTTGTTGAGTATAACTAGGAGTTTCCACCATGAAGTATGAGGTCACTTTAAATATTGATGTAGATCCAGCGGCAAACTTTTTTGAATCAGACCCCAGATTTAACTTGAACGTAATCCAAGAACTTATACAGGGAATATTATATGACTTAGATGATATAGTTGTAACAAACTGTGAAGTAAAAACAGATGACTAGACTAACATTAGAAGGTGATAAGGATGATCAATCGAAGTGATCTAGAAGCGTTTGGATATTTTGATATGTTTCAAAACAGTCCAGACTATGAGAAAGATCCTGTACGTTTCTATAGCCAGTTTGTAGAGGATAAGATATTAACTAAAGGGCGTGATCGTCTTATAGAAAATACCCTCGGTCTTGCTGGCGAAGCGGGTGAGGTATCTGAAAAGATAAAGAAACTCTTTCGTGACAAGAATAGATTTAGTGATGAAGATATATTAAAAGAGTTAGGTGATGTGTTGTTCTACACAGTAGCTTTGGCAAACATCTTCGGTGGTAATCTGCGTAAGGTTATGGAGATGAACATGGCAAAGCTAGATGACAGAGAGCAACGTGGTGTACTAAAGGGAAGCGGAGATAATAGATGAATAACTACTTACCAACAGACTATCAATCCTTCATTCATACTTCACGGTATGCACGATGGCTTGAAGACGAAGGGCGACGAGAGTCTTGGGGCGAAACAGTACAACGGTATATAGAAAATGTCGTGAGTAAATTACCTGAAGTGGATACAGAGACTGTACACGAAATATCTCAATCTATTTTTGGTTTAGAGGTTATGCCCTCTATGCGAGCCATGATGACTGCTGGTCCTGCTGCTGATCGTGACAATACTTGTATGTACAACTGCAGCTACCTACCCGTAGATGACCCTAAGTCCTTCGATGAGGCTATGTTTATCCTCTTGTGTGGTACTGGTGTCGGCTTCAGTGTTGAAAGGCAGTTCATTAGTAAGCTCCCTGAGATCCCGGAGTTGTTTAGTAGTGACACTACTGTCGTAGTCAAAGACAGTAAGGAAGGTTGGGCTAAAGCTCTTCGTCAAGTTCTTGCTCTCCTCTGGGCTGGTGAAATCCCTAAGTGGGATGTAAGTTTGGTACGTCCTGCAGGTGCAAAGCTTAAGACCTTTGGTGGTCGAGCCTCTGGGCCAGCACCTCTTATTGAGTTATTCAACTTTGTTATCACTACATTTAAGAATGCACAACACCGTAAGTTATCTAGCATCGAGTGTCACGACATCATGTGTAAGATTGGTGAGGTAGTTGTAGTAGGTGGTGTACGTAGATCAGCTATGATCAGTTTGTCTAACTTGTCAGATGATCGGATGCGTCACGCTAAGTCAGGTGCATGGTGGGAGAATGATCCACAACGTGCCTTAGCTAATAACAGTGTTAGTTATACAGAAAAACCAGATGCTGTTTCATTCATGAGAGAGTGGATGGCATTAGTAGAATCAGGGAGTGGAGAACGTGGTGTATTCAATCGTCAAGCAAGTAAGAAGCAAGCTGAAAAAAATGGTAGGCGTGATCCTAACTACGAGTTTGGAACTAACCCATGCAGTGAAATCATCTTGCGTCCTAATCAGTTCTGTAATCTTACAGAAGTTGTTATCCGTGCCACAGATAGTCTCAAAGATCTGGAACGAAAAGTCCGTATGGCAACTATTTTGGGAACCATACAGTCTACATACACAAAGTTCCCCTATCTGCGAAAAGTGTGGTCTAGAAATACAGAAGAAGAACGACTGCTTGGTGTGTCACTCACAGGGATAATGGACAATCCTTTAATGACACTAAAGAATAAAGGTTTGGAGAAGACTCTTGAACATCTTCGTGGGATCGCTGTATCTACTAATGCTGAATGGGCTGACCGTCTTAATATACCTGTTGCTGCTGCAATTACGTGCATTAAACCATCGGGAACAGTTTCGCAACTGGTGGATAGTGCCTCTGGCATACATGCTCGCCATAGCCCCTATTATATCCGCACTGTGCGTGGTGATAATAAAGATCCGCTAACACAATTTATGATTGATCAGAGAATACCTAGTGAGCCTTGTGTTATGAAGCCAGATCAAACCACAGTGTTTAGCTTTCCTGTTCAATCTCCTAAAGGATCTGTAGTTACAAAAGATATGACTGCGATAGAACAGCTAGAAATATGGCTTGCATATCAACGACATTTTTGTGAGCATAAACCTAGCGTTACAATAAATGTCCGAAAGGATGAGTGGTTTGAAGTAGGTGCATTTGTTTACAAACACTTTGATGAGATGTCAGGTGTATCGTTCCTACCTTATAACGAACATACTTATCAGCAAGCACCCTATCAAGATATAGGCAAGCATGATTATAAAACTTTGTTATCCTGTATGCCAGATACTATTGATTGGACTAAGCTTGCTTCGTATGAAAGTGAAGATAACACTGTAGCAATGCAAACTATGGCTTGCTCTGGTGACGTGTGTGAAATAGTAGACATAACATAAAGGAGAAAAATATGTTTGAAGTAATGACATTTATTGCAGGTGCAATAGTAGTAGCAGATCTTGTTATCCCACTAGCAGTGGATATGATCTCAGGTCTGTTCTAATGTATGTGCTAGTGCTCATCATGACCTTTCAAGGGAATATGAAAGTACAAGCTTTTCACTCTCTGTTTCCAGATTATGAAACTTGTATACAAGTAGCTACAACAATGGAAGATAGATTGGTGAGCACTAAGCCATCACCAGATGCTACAGCAAATACATATTGTTTTGAAATACCTAAAGGTGTCTAATGCAACTAGAATTATTCCCCATAGTTGAGAGTAAATCAGATGGAGATGTTCAATGTAGAAACTGTAAAAAGTATTTACCCCTGAGTAACTTTAGACACAGGTCAGACAGAGTAAATAACTACAGGGTTAAGTCTTGTAAGACGTGTGAAAAAGAGGAGAACTTAATACTAAAAAATCTTCACGATACTGCACCAAAGAAGCTTGGTTTTTGTGAGTGTTGCAGAAAAGATTTTGATAATAAAGACTTGAACTTAGATCATTGTCATGATACACTTTCATTCAGAGGTTGGCTCTGCGGTAAATGTAATTCTGGTATTGCATTACTAGGTGACAATAAAGAAGGGGTTCAAAGAGCACTTAAATACTTAACTGGTAAATAATAAGGATACTAAAAATGGCAGTAAGAAAAAAGTTTAATCGTTCTCTTTACAAAGCCTACGATGGCAAAGCTAAAGAAGCTCTGGTCAAACACTTAGAATCTAAAGGTCATACAATTCTTCAAGATAAAGAAGACTATTACGCTGATGTAGTTTCAGAAAAAGATGGATATACTTACTTCAACGAAGCGGAAGTAAAGGTAGCATGGGATGAGGATTGGCCTGAGCATTGGGCTGAGATTAGAATACCAGAAAGAAAACAAAGACTACTAGATAAATACGAGGGAACAAATGGGGTTCTTAATTTCTATGTATTTCGTAGTGACATGAAACAAGCTTGGCGTATTAAAGATACCAAGCTAACACAAGAAAGTTTAGGAGAAGCAAAAGGTAGATACATACGAAAAGGAGAATTGTTCTTTCACATTCCTTATACAGAAGCGGAGCTAGTAGAAATACGATGAGTTATGATGCGGTAAATAATCCTGCCCACTATAAACTAGGTGATGGCATTGAGTGTATTGATTACATTAAACAGGTACTTACACCTGAAGAGTTCAAGGGTTACTGTCATGGTAATTTAATTAAGTATCAACACCGTCATGGGTACAAAGGTAATCCTGTTGAGGATATAGAAAAAGCTGAGTGGTACTTACGTAAGATGCTAGAAACTATGAAGGAGATTCATAAATGAAACCTTTTCAAAGAGGTATAGAAGCATTTAAAAAAGGACGGTTAGGGAATCCCTACCGTCCTAATACTAAAGATAATCGTGATTGGGAGTTTGGTTTCAACAGAGCCTACTTTGCAAATCTAGAAAAAGTTTTAGAGAATGAAAACAAAATTAGAAACAGAAGCTAAGAAGTACGTACAAAGTAAACGTACTCCCAAAGACACTAAGCCTTTGACTGCAAGACGTTACCTAGCTGGGCAAGCCCTAGCTGGGTTACTTGTTAATAGTAGAGGTGCACAAATGATAGATATAAAGAAGGCTGCATATGAGTGGGCAGACTACATGCTAGATGACGATACTAGTTAATACCTTTTGGATTCATAGCTTGTGTTCTAAACATTAATATTTGACGTCTTTCTAATTCATTTGCAACGCTTTCAGCGTCAGCAATATAGTCTTGAGATGTGCTATATTTACCGTTGGTCTGAGCAGAAGCTGCCTCATTAAATTTTTCTGCTCCATATTCTGCACGTTTAAGATAGTAGACATTTCTTAAATAACCTGCAGCTTTAACTGGATTTTTTGCTAACATATTAGACAACATATCTGTCGCAAGATTAACTTCTCTTTTAATTTCGTTGTTAATAAAAGCTTTAAAATATTCTCTTTTTTCATCTATGTCTGTTATTTCATCATAGACTTTTTGAGTTGCTTTTGCACGAGTAGGTACTTGTTCTGATCTAAAGTTTTTAAACTTTAAGTGTAAGTTTTGAGACAGTCTTGCACGAACAAAGTAATCAATGACAGGATTATCAACTCTACTGCTACCATACAGTTGATACTCTTTTAAACCTAGTTTATTTATTTCTTTTTCTATTTCTGTTTTAGGTGGTGAAGAAGACAAGCCAGTAAAAGTTTTCTTTAGTGGATTCATTTTACCAATAGCATTAGGATTAAAAATACCATAGTAAGGTACGTCATATCCTTTTGCAGAACCTTCCTGCGAATACTGAAGCTTTGTACCATCTAGCATGGTAGCATAGTCTGGTAGAAACCTAGTTGCCCTACTTAAAAAAGTTCCTTGAGGTGTTTCAAAAGAACTGACATCAGTTCCTTTAGCTAAGTCTCTTGTGTATGGAGCACCAGCAGATTCATAAGTTGTTTGACCTTTAATATCTTTAGCCAACTGAAAAGGTATCGGGTAGGTAAACGTAGATACAATGTTACCAGCTATTTTTTCTAGCTCTTCTGTTACTCCATCCTCTTCCCATGATTTATAAAGTTCTCTAAGTCCAGATATATCTGCACCCATATCATTTAACCCACCCATAACAGATCCAACTTCACCAAGCATTCCAAAATCTCCTTGATCCATAAGGCCAAGGTTATTGTTGTATCTGTACCATTGATCACCAATAAATATTGGTGCGATTATAAAACCTAATGACGATGAAATATCTTCATCACCTTTAATCTCATTTTCAAGAGACTTGTAATCTACTTTACCTTCTTTACTTTTAGCAAGTACATATCCAAGTGCTATTAGACTAGCCCCAGTTACTTGTCTTACCCTTCTATCCTCTAAAGATTTATAAGGATCACCAGTAACATACTTTATTCTTCCCTTACCCACATTTACTTTTTCTAGTTTGTTAGTAATTTCACCTAATAGTGGGGTATAGTCTGCAATCATTTCAATATGATTAGCTACATATCTAGGAAAAGGTACGCCAAAAACTCCTGACATTACAAAAGGAAGTTTTTTATTTACATCGGAAGCCATTCTAGCACCTGCCCCAAAAATAGACTCATCTCCCATATATGTTCTTTGCATTGTAAATCTGTTAGCATCATCTAACGCTTTATCCACAATGCTTTTATCTAGTTTATCTAGTTTACCTTTATTAATAATAAAATCTTTTACATTTGTACCCAGTTCTTTATTATTTAATGTACGTAACTGCCTGTCTAAACTTCCAAAGAATGCAGCCTCTTTAAACACAGTATCTGTAGCAGTGTTTAATATGTTTACAAATCTACCTGCCTTAGCAAAAGCGGATTGACTTTGACCAGACATCTCAGATCTCATAGTCTCATGAAATGTTCTGGCGTAAGAGTCAGGCATCTCTAGCTCTAGCATTTCTCTTGCCACTTGTGCAGTTGCACTATCCATAGACATGCCACGAAGTGTGGCAGTCATATTACGAACAGTGTTACCTAGTCCACTACCTTCTTGACGAGTAATTGTTCTATACATTCCTCTGTAGAACTCATCTGACATTTCAACCGCAGCTAATAAAGCAGTAGAAGTAACGTTACGTGCTGTAGTTGCTGGCTGAGATGTCATAAATGCAATACGCATCTGATCTATTTCTTGTAAAGTATTATAAGCATATTTAACTGGCTTACTAATACCACTAGTAACTGCAGAATTTTTAATTACATTTGCAGTTATTTCTGCAGCTTTTAAATCATCTATTGTAGACAATCCTCTTGAAGATAGTGTATTTAAACTTGCATTTAAAGTGTCTGATGCCGCTACCTCTGGAGTCTTACCTACTGCCCTAGATACCTTAGAAGCTTCAGCGAGTTTTTTACCTGCTTCAGAAAGATCAGCTAAGTAAATTAAAGAAAACTGTTCGTTAGTTAAATCATATTTTTCCATTAACTCTGGTACAATTTTCGTTACATCTATATCTCCACCATCTATTAACGAAGATATCTTAGACGTAATTCTTTCATTTGGTTTTAAATCAATTGTCTCTGCTAACTCTATTGTTGCTGCGGTAATAGATCTAAGAGTAGTTAAATCTAAACCAGAACTAAGAGAAGATTCGACAGAAGTATCAAGCAAAGATCGTTTAAGTGCTTCACCCTGCTTAACTTTATCTGGATCTAGTGCATCTTTTAATACACCCTTAGTCCTGTCACCTTTCCTAGCAGCTAAGGTAGCTTCCATATCTAATGTTCTATTAACTGCGAAGTCACTTCTTTCAGCACTTGCATTTTCTAAAGTTTCTTTAGACTTAGCGTTAGCTTTTTTAGCATTAGCTGCATTAGTTTTTTGTTGTTGACTAATTAACTCTTCAACATTAATTGCTTTTTTCTTTGTTAGTAACGCACCTAAGCTACCACCTGCAGCACCCAGAGTAGCACTAATCGCTGCATCTTTAGCTAGATCTGATGTCGTGTAGTCGTAGCCTTCTGTGTAAGCTCCCATATCCGACAGGTCTTCACGAGCCTCTCCTGCTGCACCAGCGGTAGCTGCACCAATAGCACCCTCTGTTACAGCACCAGTGGCAGCACCTTTAATCATTACATTCTTAGTAAAGTAATCTTTTAATTGTTTACGTACTAGTATTTGAGTACCTTTTGTAGCTGCTTTAGCTGCTGCCTTAGATAGACCAAAGCTACCCATACCTAAAAATGTAGATGGAGATTTAATTATTGCCTCTGCATAGTCAGCTGTAGCAGTATCTCTCCACCCAGCAGTTTCTGTTTTACCTACAGACTCTACATTATCCCAAGCTTGAATAAGATTACCAAAGGATTGCTTACCTAAAATGTTTGCACCCTTATCTCTTACATAGTTTAAATCTTTTAATGCAGTTGCATCATGTGCAGATTGAAATCGCATATGTTCAGCAAACTTTTGAGCAAGCTTTTCAAAACCTTGTTCTTTCATTTCTGCTTTGGACATATTATATCTGCCACCAGAAAAAAACCTAACAAGATCTACTTTAAAATCATCTTCTTTAAGAAGATCCATAAAGTTTTTTTCTTCTATGTTTTCTAAGTAAGAGGTCACAACAAGTCCTTTATTAGTTTAGTGCGTTATCTAATATATCATCTTCATTTTCAAAAGGGTTATCTATACGGGGAGGAGGAACTGAAGGTGTGGGTATAGGATCTAAAGAAACTACGACATCAGCAAGTTGATTACCCCCACTTCGTATTTGATCACTAACATTATTAATAACATCACTTAAAATATCTAAAGGATTTCCAGAGTAAGTTGTATCAGAGTAAGCTGTTCGATAAACATCTTGAAGTTCTCTTATTATTCTATTCCCATTATCTGGGTCATTCCAAACCCATCTATTTGTATCAGATTGAAAGTCTCCTATAATACCATTTAATGAACTGTTAATAAGTTTATTTACGGTGTTCATTTCTGTGGGTGGTATATTTATAGCACTTCTTAATGGTACATTAGCTGAAGGTATTCTAATACTACTATCATCAGAAGGTATTTGACCATATATTTTTTTAATATCCTCTAGCGTTTGATCTGGATCAAATGCAGCCATTGCAAGCTGCATCCCTAAATCTGCAGGATCAAAGTCTGTTCCTAATAATAAACTATTGGCTAAGATTTTAGATTTAACTTCTTCTGGATAACTAGATAAAACAGTTTCACTTATAGCCTTAATATTATCTTTGTTTATTTCTGTAGGTTTTAATTTACTAAGGTGATTTAAAGCTATATCTAAATCTCCACTTGCATCCATTACAACTGCAGCTTCTTTAGAAATACCAAAGTTACCAGCTAATTGTATCTTAGACATTCTTTCTGAACGTCTTTTTCTAATAGATTCTAGTTTTTCTACACCACTTTCCATAAGATATTTTCTGCTAGTAAGAGACATTTCTTTAGTGAATGCATCTCTAGCATCTTTTATTTCCATATCTCTTTCAGCATATCCTGCCGCAACTTGTTTCCAATTAAACATCAGAACTTCCTCTACTCATTAAACCTTTTGGTTTTTGATCTACAACTTTTTCTGATACAGGTTTCTCTTTAATAGCCTCAGACATTTTTTGTACTAATTCATAACCAGAATCTTGCTCATCTTCAGGGGTTTCTTTTAAAGATTTTTTAAGAAGAAGGTCTACTTTACTATTTATCTTACCTTCTTCATCTTCAGAAAAGAACTCTTTAAAATCAATATTAGAACTTTCTGCAATGTTTACTACATATTCATGTAGCACTGGTGCGACAAGCATACTTACATCAATAGTATGAAGACCAGTCATTACAGCACTGGTTAAAAATATTTCAACAAAAGTATTAACAGGCATACCTGACTCAAGTAAAAGTAGGATATTATCTAAAGATTTTTCTTCAGTTAGTTTGTTTAAATGAAAGCCAACAACCTCATCTACATCTACCATTTCTGGGGGTTTTTCCCAAGGGTAGTTTTTAGGTTCTTTTGTTAAAGACTGTCCGGGTATAGGTGCCTCAAACATTATTTATTTCTCCTGTAATACGCATCAATACTTTCTTTAGTTATGTTACCAGTCTCTTTATCTCTCCAACCCGGATTTTTATTCCAAGCATCTGAACCTTTTTTGTAAATAATTGTGTTAGGAGAGGCGTTTCTTTTCCCCGGTGCAGCTTGAAGTAATCCTAAACTATAAGTACCATCGTACTTCCATTTTTTTAAATAGTTTTTATAAACTAATAACTGTGAAGATGGTGGCATATCTCTAATTTCTTCTGGGGTAAACCCTAATTCAGCAGCAACTTTAGGTATAAATTGAAAAAGACCAGATGCATTTGTATCTTCATTCCTAGCTTTTGGATTAAAGTTAGATTCACCATCCATAATTCTAAGTAGTTCATACTTACTTATACTTGGATACTCTTGTAAAATAGAATCAAAATTTTCTTTAAAGGTAGGGTCGCTAAACAATTCTTTAGACTGTTCATCCAAACTAGGATCTAGACCACCCTCATCTCTAGATCTAGGACGAATCTCCCCTAAGTCTTTTTTAGAGTTCAGTTTAGAGACTTCAGCTATTGCTTCTTCCCGTGCATTATACAGACTTTCTAACCAATTGTCTATTTTTTTATTAGGTCTTTCATTTTTAATTTCTTCAAAACCTTCTTGTAAAGCAGCATCCATATTTTTTTGCATAAGTCCTGTAGATATTTCAGACCGTTCTTTTATACCAGATGTACGAACTCTACGTTTGTCTTGCTTCATTTTAGCAAGTCTATAGGCTGCTCTTTTTTGTTCAATAACTTTAGGATTGTATAGTTGTTTTGTATTTTGCATTTTTCACCTATGTAAAAATAATATCTCTGACCCAACTACCAATTGTTGAATCAGCTTCCATATCTGCCTTTAATTTTGCAGCGTCTAAAGTTGCATCAGCAGAGATTTTTTGCAGAACAACATTGTTAATTCTATCTTGCTCACTTTCAGAGGCTGTAAAAGCAAAGTCCATAAGGTCACGTTCACGTTGCCATACCTCGTCCATTGTTGTAGAAGTAAAAGCATTAGCAGCCGCTGCATCTGCAGCATTAGCTTCATTCTGAGCAGCTGTATTTATTGTAGCTACATTTTGTTTCCACTGCGCATTAGCTTGAGCTATAACAAGAGAATTAGAAGCATTAAATTGTTCTCGATTATTTTTAATATTAGCATTAAATTCTAGTGCAGCATTTTCTGCGTTGACATTAGCTTGTTCCATAGCATTAGTTTGAGCAGCATTAAACTGATTGTTTTGTTGTTCAAGGTTAGCAAAGAATTGATTAGTTTGATTCTCAGATGATGCATTAAACTGCTTGGCAGCATTATCTGCAGCTTGATCGGATAACAATGCCTGTTGTGTAGCCTGTGCTTTAAATACTGCAATTTGTTGCTCGTTACTCAGATTAGTCATGTCTTTTTGTAGGAACGATTTAGCATTTTGTACTGCAGCTTGCTGCCGATTGTTTAGATTTGTGATATCCATATTAGCAACGGTTGCAGCATTTTGTAAAGTAGCGGCTTGAGTTGCATTTAACTCAGCTAAACCTATGGATGACATTAACTTAGAGTTATGCAATGCATTTTGTTGTTCTGCAGTAAACTCTATGTTAGCAGCTTCTGAATATCTTGCAGCATTAGCGATAGATACTTGTTGATCATTAGAAAGAACTTGACCTTGCAGTGCGGCTGCAGCATTGGCACTATTAATATACGCACTTTGTTCAGAAGATAGTTCAGCTAAGTTAGTCTGCAAAGCATTTGAATTATCTTGCATTGCTGCTTGCTGTTTATTATTTAAGTTAATATTAGCTGCTTCTGCGTATCTAGCTGCTTCAGCAATATTAGTTTGCTGTCTATTACTTAAGTTTTGCCCTTGCAAAGTAGCACGAATTTGTGCGTTTGCCACTTCAGCAGCTTGACGATTGGACAAGTTTTGTGTTTGCAAACTAAAAGCATTAACACTTTTTTGTAGGTTAGCTTTTTGCTGATTGTCTAAGTTTTGTAATTGCAAGCCTTGTTGTGCAGCAGCGTTAGCAATAGCAACTTGCTGACGATTATTTAGGTTTTGCATACCCATTTGTGCAAAAGTGTTAGCATCTTGTTGAGCAATAGGTAACGCAGATTCCATAGCTGCCTGTAGGATAGCCGCACCTGCCATAGAGGATGCACCTAGACCCCGTGAGGACATAGCTGCATTAGCTGCACGAATAGCCCCTGCAGCCCATGCAGGTGTACCATCGTCAAACTGTTTCATTAGCTTACCAAGCTGACCTTCTACTGTAGCAAGTGAATCTACATCACCTTGTGCAGCCTTAGCTAATGTACCATTATCTACAGAGAAGCTTGCCATTTTTGCAGCAATAGGGATAGCATCTTTGTCTAACCCTGTGTCAGTCATAGCTTTAGCTTGCGCCATGTCCTCTTCAGCAATAAGCTGTGGAGTAGGAAGCTCATTAGGTTGAACTACATGTGCTGCTGCTATTGCATCTAGTAAAGCAGAAGACTTTGCTACTTTTGTTTGTATAGCTTTTAGGTTTTTACCTTTTGCTTCTGCTAGTTGTTGTTTAGTAACTTCTAGGTCTACTTTTTCATTGACTTTTTGGATACGATCTGCAGCTACTTTTAATGCCTCATCAGCATAAGCACCCTCTGATAGCTCCCCTTGTTCCCCTTCAAATGTAACACCATCAGAAAACTCATCCAGTCTTGCAGCTTCAACTTTATCTAACTCTTCTTTAGATTTACCTGAAACAGTAGTAGCATCATATGTTGCAGCATCTGCTTTTTCTACACCTTCTGATGTAGTAACTACTCCTTTTACAGGATCATACGAAATATCACCTTTCAATTGACCTGTATCTTCAGGTATAATTGTACCAGCAGTCTCAGGGTCTATAGTATCTACTTTAGTTTTAGTAACTAGAGAAGCAGGATCTTTAGCCTTCTCTATCATTATATCTGAGATTGTTTTTTGTGACTCCTTAAATGTAGGTTCAAGTTGTTTAATACGAGCAGAAAGATCTGTTACTGTTTTTTCTTTTTCTTCTACAAGCCCTTTTAAATAAGGATCATTTGGATTAGCCTCTGCCTGTGCTTTTAGCCTTTGTAATTCTAGCTCTGCTTGTTTATAGTTACTTTGAGCTTTTTTGTATTCTTCTTCAATGTTTTCAATGTCGCCAGTTACACCACCAGTAGTCTCTTCTGAAATGTATTTACGATATGCTTCTTCTTGGTTTTTAAACTGTTGATTTTTTTCTTCAAAACCCCTCTCTTTTAATTTAGATATAACAGGAGTAATTTCTTCAGCAAGTGTTTTCTTAGCCTTATCTAAGTCGTACCTATTAACAACCGTAGATGTACCATCTTCAAAAGTAAATATCCAATTTTCTCTACCCCCAGATACTTCATACTTATCTGGATTAGGAACTAATTTTTCTGTACCATCAAGACCTATTAACTTGTTAAACATTTCATCACTAGGTAACTTACCTGATTCCAAAAGCATATCAATGCCTTTTTGAGAATGAGGATTCCAAGAAAGACCCTCAAGCATTTTATCAGTATTAACTTTTTCAGGCATACCTTGTGACGGATCATATAAACCACCTTCACCACCACTATCAGGAACCACTGTACCTTTTCCTATACCCGCTTTCATGGCTCTATTAGCATCATCTGCTGTGATTTTACCATCACCATTAAAGTCATACTGAAGGTCTGCAGGAGAGCTTCCCGTAGACATAGCTAAAATATCCTGAAGGGTCTGTTGTGTTATGTCACCAGAGTACAGAGAAGGCTGTCCAATAGGACCGTCATCAATACGTTCTGAAGGAGGCAATGCAGGTCCACCTACAAACTTTGGTGGCATACCTGTACGAGGATCAATACTGCGCTGATACTGCTCTGCTTCTGTCTGATATGCTTTAAACTCTGGATTGTTTTCTAACTGCTGAGTAAGAGCATCTACCTGTTGTTGATCAGCTTGTAATGCAGCATTTAATTCTTGTTGTGCATTAGGATTAGACTGCATGTATCTATTCATAGCTGAATAATCACCTTCAGCTATTCCTTTAGATGTAAAGAAAGCTGAATTAGTAGCTTTCATGTTATCTTGTAATGCCTTCATTTTAGAAGAAAACTCTGGAATATAATTATCTGGCTTACCTTGTTCACCAAACTTTTCCTGCATAGCTTGGCCAATTCGGTCTTGTTTTAGCACTTGTCTACGACTATCTAGCCTTTGTTGTACGTCTGCTGGCACTTCTTGCATCTGTGGCTGCATAGCAGTTTGTTGTGCAGAAGGTTGTCCTGCACGTATCACAGCGGCAGGTTGTTGATTAGTTGCTGCTGGTCCTAAACTAGCTTGGTATGTAGCACTTTGAGGATTGCCTGTTCCCATTTGCATATTTAATTGATTAGCTTTATATGCATTAGCTTCATTAGCACTCATACCCGACATTGGATTATTTTGTGGTGAACTCATTTTTGAAATAATTTGATTCTGATTATTGTAATAACTTACAAATGGGTTGGGTACACCTCCAGCTTGAAAGCCTACAACACCACCTTTGTTAAGTTGCCTTAACTCTTCAGCATTACGCATAATGTTTTGTAACTGAGATGTGGCGAGCTTGCCTTCTTCAGCCATTTTACGTAGAGTTTCTTTTTGTGCCGTACTAAATCTTGCCATATTGTTTATCCATTTACTACTTCGTTAAGACCCCAGATCATTACTGCTAAACCACCTACGAATATTACTACCCCTAGTCCTAGTGATAAGCCCCAGAACAATCTGTCTCTTTGCTTTGCTTGTAATTCTAACGCTTCTTTGTGCCTTTGTCTAGCCGCTGCTTGTTCTTTTACAACTAAATCCCACATACCGGGAGGTCCATACAACTGACAAGCTGACCTTAACTCGTCCATGCACTCTTTATGTTTTATCTTAGCTTGTGCTATTGCAAAGCCTTCTTCTTCAGATGAACTCAGTCTACCTAGTGGGCCTTTATGTGCACCCTTTTCAGCTAACTGTATCTCACTATCTAGTTTTGCTAACTTACCAAAGTGAGGCAGTAAGTCTGCTACATCACTACCAGCTTTAACTGCAGAGCTAACTGCACCAGCTATCTTAGTAACTGCACCTGCTAAAGCTAATACTTCTATCATTGTGGCAAATCCTATTGGTCATTGTTCGCCATCTTTTCTACTGATGATCTTATTGCTTTTATGTTTTCGTCTATACGGGCAAGTGATACTGCTTGGTTATGTACAGATGTCTCTAGCCTACCCATACGTTCTTCTAATGCTATAATTTCTTCTGAATTATCTTGAATGTCAGACATCATCATAGAGACTGTCCATACAATAGCTGCACCCTGAACAATTAACCCAAAGATTAATGTAATTGGTACAGACTTATTTAAGTGCCAGCTATCATCAGTCATTCTTTATGTCCTTGTTATGCTATTGCGTAGAAGATGTAGTCAACAGTGTTTGCATTCACCATGCCAACACCGTTTAAAGTAAACCCTGCTGAATAAGGGTCTATCAAGTCATCATACGCTTCTTCTGCGTCAGTGGTGTTTAGGCTTAAAACAGGGTCATTACCTGCAACAATACCTCTTGCAGTATCTAGTACATACCACGACCCAGAAGTACTCACAGCCTTAATCAGCACAAACCTAGCACCTGACGTAAAGCCACAGTCAATGTTTAACGTAGAACCGTTACCAGTGTAGCTCCCCACCTTGGATATACCGGGGAGGCTTGCGAAGAGGTAGGCTATTTGGTTCTTCTCAAACCCATTTACAACACCTTGCTGCCCAACCGTAAATTGAGTATCTGTCGGCTCAGTGTCATTCCATATCTCATTGTAGTCTGTTTCAGCATTCGTATCATTTAGCTTTAAGAAGTAATGAGAAGGGTTTGTGCCACCATTTAAGTCTTTATGATATACTGCCCAGTATTCTGATGCACTTCTATTCTTTACCCATATCATTTCTGGTACAACGCCAAGGTTGTGATTTATGGTTAAACCAGCAACATTCGTACCCGTGTAAGCAACGACATCGAAAAAGCCCGGCGCACGTTTCCACATCCAAGCATATTGATTGGCGTTTGCCCCATCAAAGTTAAAGAACCCATCGTTATGAGCAAAGTTTGCTACTTGGCTAGAAACAGTTTCAGCACCTGTGGTGTTGGTTCTTAAATAACCACCTGAGGTTAACCTAGTCTTAACTTCATTGTTATCAGCACCGTTTATTGTTCGTGGGCCTATAAGAAAGTCTACAGGAAAGCCACTTGGAAAACTTGGTATCTCATTTTTTCTATCTGAAACCGCAAACACCTCAGTCGCACTCTCAGGCACAGCAGTACCACGGCGTATGGCTACGTAAACATAATTATGACCATTAGTATAATTTTGGAGTACAAAACCAGTAGATGTTAATTTCTCATAGCCTGACCCTGCTGATTCAGCACCAGAAGTATTAGGGTACAAAGCAGAGATTGCCCCATCTGCTGTAAAACCTCTCATTGAATCTATAATTGTCCAATTACTGTTACCAGAAGCATTTTTATATAAAACCCACTGAGGCTCAAACCCAAGATCAACTGTTGTATCCCCACTAATTGTAGCAACACCACACTTAATAATATCAGCATCGCCATCAGGCCCAAACTCACCGTCACCATCATTGTGGGCGAATAGGTAGGCAACGTGTGTTTGTCCGTTTTCATTTGCTGCGCTATCCCCTAAGAAGAACTGAGTGCTTGTTGGGGCCGTGTCTTGAAAGTATAGATTATCGTTTTGCGCATCGGTAGTATTTAAGAATAGTGCATAATCCTCTGGGTTAACACCGCCGTTGACACCTCTATGGTAAACTACCCAAGACTTTACAGCACTGGTACACTTAATAATTATACAGCCCGGGACTGAGCCTAAGTTATGGTTTATGGTAAGGTTGGAACCCGTTCCAGTATAAGTCACCACATCAAAAAACTTAGGGGCTTTACGAAATGCCCAAGCTACATAATCTCCACTTTGATTAAACCAACCATGCCCTGCGTTCCACCTAAAGCTACCATCTCTAAGAAAAGGATTAGTGCCACTTGCTGCTGAAATATTCCCTCCGTTATCAGAGGAATTAACAGGAAGATAATAACCATTTGTTCTTTCAGTATCCCAAATCCCATGATTTGTTGAGCCAGTGCTTCTGCTTTTTACCCAGAGCATTCCACCCTCAGTGTTCTGATCCAGACCTGTATTAACAGTTAAAGCACTGTTATTTCCTGTGTAAAGATTAGTGCTGAACACTTCTTCTACATTAAGGCCAGCACCACCAACACCTGATGCAGATTGCATATATTTATTAGCTGTACTCATGTATTAGCCCATTGCCTGACCAGCAGTAAATCCATAATATGTAGTTCCACCATCATATGTTGTAAATACAAACACATCAACACCACCTGAAGTGGCAGTTATTGTTGGAGCAGTAGCTGCTGCCCAATCCACACTAGAGGGCCACGTAATTGTCCTTGCAGAAGAATCTTGTATTACTTTAAGTGTAAATGCAGATACCTTACCAGAAGCTGCAGGATTACTAAATGTGTATGTCACATTCTCACTTAACGTATGGGTAAAGTTATCACCGTTACGTAGGTTAATTGTGGCTGCATTACTTGAAGATGTAACTGCAGTGCTCTCTTCTATCTTACCATTATCAAATGTTACAACACCATTACTATCTGCAGTTACAACTTTACTAGCCTCTGTTGTTCCCTCAGTAGTTACATCAGTTCTGTTAAGGTCTGCTACTGCACCTGTAAAGCCATCTAACTTATTTAACTCTGCCGTAGTACTTGTAACACCGTCAAGGATGTTCAGTTCTGCTGTGGTTGAAGTAACACCATCTAAAATATTCAACTCTGCTGCAGTTGAGGTAACTCCATCTAATATGTTTAACTCAGTAGAAGTAGAAGTAACACCCAAGTCTGACAGTTTAGAGATTGTCTTGTTTGCTTCACCACCCATACCAGAATGATTTACACAGTAGTAATACAAAGGACTTGGCGTATCTTGTTCTAGCTTGATCTGTGTATAAGCACCTGCACTACCTGCTGTTCCTACTGAAGTAACACCTGTAGTAAATGCACTACCACCACCATGTGTACCATTTGAAGTTGTACTAAATAGTAATGGATGTCCTGAGTTAGAAGAGTCAGACTGATCAAACCTATATGTTACAGAAGGAGTAAGTAAAGCAAGCTGTTGTACAGTACCATCAAGTGCATACTTGTTGCCACCAGAGTCAACTACAGTAACTGCAATTGTGGCATATGGTTGTTTGGCATCTACCTGTGTTTGAACATTAGATGTAACACCATCAACAAAGTTTAACTCTGCAGCAGTAGCAGTAACACCATCCATAATATTTAACTCAGCAGCCGTAGCTGTTAAGTCATTTATTTCAGCAACACTAATGTTTCCATCTGCCAACTCATTGCCAGTTGACATCAAGTTGGCTAAATCTCTTGCTTTACTCATCTGTTAATCCTTACGGTTTTGTAGGCCAATCACTGTCTTCAAGATCAGGCCAATTGCTGTGTGATGGTAGATCACGTAGAGCCTGACGATATGCTGTCATAGCATCTGCCATTGTTACATCTGACAGAGCATAGAAGTCTGTCTCAGCTAGTAAACTAGCTCTTGTGTTACGATGTCCTTTAGCAGTGCTGGCATCTAGTGTAGCTTGATATGCAGCTTCATGTTCTGCTTTGGTGGTTGTAACACCGTCTTCTGTAGTGTCAGCAAACATGTCACGAGCAACATACTTTTCTACCCAGTTACCATTACTGTCCTGCTCAACACCATCACGTACAGATGTTTGATATGCTGTAGTGGTAGCAGCAGGACTACGTAGCACTGCATCTATATTAAGTGCATCTAGTACATTACTGTTCCACACTTTAGGTAAAGACATGTTGGGGTTAGCTGCTCGCCATTGCCCTTGTGTTTTTACTTCACCTGTTGTTCTGTTTCTGTATTCACTCATTTGATTGATCCTTTCGTCTGAGTTTGATTATGCGATTGCGTAGAAAATGTACTCTGCGCTTGATACGTTAATGTTCGTAGCACTTATCTGATTGACAATGAAGCCACTGTTTGCAGGGTCAACGCTATCATCAGTGCCCTTACCTGTGACTGTATTCATAACAGTGTGCTGCTCATCTCCTGCGACAATACCACGTTCAGTATCCCAGACATACCAATTACCTGTACTCACTGTGCTGTCTGTACGCTTAATAAGAATCCATCTTGCGCCACTGCTAAAGCCGCAGTTAATAGTCTGGTTTGAGCCATTCCCAGTATAGGAACCAACCTTGGATATGCCATCAAGGGTTGCGAATAGGTAGGCTATATAATCATCACCACTAGCATTAACTTGAACATTACTACCTAAAGTAAAGTTTGTTGCAGTCGGATTTGTACCGTGAAGACGGGCGTTAGAAGTATCTGTCGTTTCTCCATAAATATCCTGTAGAATCAAATACTTTCCATTACCAATATCTTTATGGTATACAATCCAATCTTCTCCATTATGAGTTCTATTTTTTATCCAAAACATTTCTGGTGCAACACCAAGGTTATGGCTTACAGTACGCCCTGCTGTTGAGTTTCCTGAGTAAGCAACAAGATCAAAATATTTAGGCGCACGTTTCCACATATAAGCATAGGGTGAATCACTCTGGCCTGAATATCCATTATTACTTACTTTAAAGCTAGTACTGTTAAAGTTATAATACAAACCGTAATTGCCAGTGTCTTCTGCGTCATTACCATAAAGTTGAAGCCAATTACGTGGAGAATTATTAGAGCTATTTGCGTGTATTCCACCTGTAAGTCTATTTACAGTTAATTTATTACCATCATTAGATAGATGCAAAGACATATCAGGGGGAAAGGATGTAGATACTTGAGTGTTCAAACTTGCCGATGTTAAATCATATGTTTTAAACACCTCAGTCCCACTCTCAGGCACAGCAGTAGGGCGGCGAATGGCCATGTAGATGTAATTACTGTTGTTACTGTTAAGGTTTCCGCTTGTAGTGTTAATATTAAAACCTGTTGCAGTAGGGCTTAAAGACTGAATACTATCCTCTGCACTATTGCTGTTTGGTACGATTCTCTTATCAGATCCATCAACAACCATACCTCGCATAATATCAAAAAGTTGCCAGTTACCTGATGCGTTTGTTTTTTTAATCATTACCCACTGAGGTTCAAACCCAAGACTGACACTTGGCCCAGTAGCAGAACCATTACCAGTATAGCTACCACACTTGATAATATCTTGGTCAGCATCAGGCCCGAACTCCCCGTCATTATTATTGTGGGCGAATAGGTAAGCAACGTAGGTTGCATTAGAAGCATTTACTGAGTTGTCTTGCTCTATAGTAAAGGTAGTAGAGGTAGGCAGATTAGCCCCATCAAACTTGCCATTCATACCACTTTCACTATCTGAAGCATTTAAGTAAATAATCTCACCGTTAGATACATTGCTTATACTTCTGTGCCAAACAATCCAGTTTTCACCATTAGAACTAGTCTGTTTGATAATAATCATACCCGGGGTAGAATTTAGGTTATGACTAATAGCACGAGATGATGCGCCATTCCCAGTATAAGTTACTACATCAAAGAACTTTTCGGCTTTGCGGAATGTCCAAGAGGCGTAGTCAGGGCCTCCAAAACCACTTCCCCCTACAATTCCTGAACTTGCTGTTAAATCAAAACCATCGCTATTAGCAGTGAAACGACCAGAAGAGCCAAAGGAACCATTAGTAAGGTTTGAGTAAAGGCCGTTGCCTTCCGTATCATAAAGCCGGTGGTTTTGGGTTGCACTACGGCTTTTACCCCAGACCAAACCACCTTCACCAGCAAGGTCAATGCCGTTGGTGATGGTTAAACCAGCGTTATTAGCTGAATACAAATAAGTGCTGAACACATCCTCTACGTTCAGAGCAGCACCACCAGCACCTGATGCAGCATTTAATACAATTTTACTAGCAGTCATAGTTTATTACCCCAGTGCTTGTCCAAGCGTAAATCCGTAATAGGTTGTACCACCGTCAACCGTCATAAAACCAAATACGTCTACACCTGCATTAGTAGCAGTTATTGTTGGTGCGGTAGCAGCGGCCCAGTCAACACTTGAGGGCCATGTAATAGTTCTTGCTGAACTATCCTGCGTTACCTTTAAGATAAACGCAGAGGCTCTGCCTGATGCTGCAGGGTTACTGAATGTGTATGTTACATTTTCGGATAGTGTGTGAGTAAACACATTACCATCACGCAGGTTAATTGTAGCTGCATTTGAACTAGATGTAATGGCAGTACTTTCTTCAGTAGTACCGTTGTCAAATGAAACAACTCCATTGCTGTCTGCAGTTACAACTTTACTTGCTTGGGATAAGCCTTCTGTAGTTACGTCTGTTCTATTGAGATCAGCAACTGCTCCTGTATAACCATCTAGCTTGTTTAGCTCTGCAGCCGTTGAAGTTACTCCATCAAGTATGTTTAATTCTGCTGCTGTAGATGTAACACCGTCTAAGATATTAAGTTCAGCGGCAGTAGAAGTCACTCCGTCAAGTATATTTAACTCTGCTGCAGTAGATGTAATAGCAACACCACCAATCTGTAGTGCAGTACTTGCATTTACTGTAGGTGCAGTTGCTGTACCTGTAAATGTAGGACTAGCTAACGGTGCGGCACCACTAAGTTTACTAACGTCAATAGCGGCACTAGCATTAACGTCAGCATTAACTATAGAACCATCTGTAATATTAGCACTACCAACATTAGTGGGTGCAGGTTGATTACCAATGTAGGGCATCTGTGTCTCTCCTTATGTCTGTTCTAGTACGGATACAAGGGCATCTGCACTTGATGAAGCACTACTTGTAACTTTAAGTATATCTGTTGCTTCTAGCACAACCTTTTGATCACCGCCTATTGGAACAACCGCACCGCCAACAGGCACTGTAGCTCCTTTAATTATGTGGACACTTGCACTGGCACTCGTGTCAGTAACAACAACATCAACTGTTATATCCGATCCTGTTATGTTTGATACAGTTAATCCAATAACTGTAGAGGTAGTAGCAGAAGGTACAGTATAGACACTTGTTTGGCTAGTGCCTATTGCTGAACTAACTGCATTTTTAAATGTATTAGCCATGTTTGTTTCCTTATCCTAATGCAATAGCCATAGCAATTGGGTCATCTATTGACGCATAACGTGCATCACTCTGTGTTTGTGTATAATGATTGGCAAGTTCAAAAGCACCATACGCAACGATATCTACAATGTCTCCTGCAGTAGCACCTGACGATAATATTATAGCAGTTCCGTTAGTAGCTGTAAAGTCCGTACCAGCTAAAAGTTTAACACCATTTAAATATACATCAACAAAACCTACATCATAGGTAACACTAAATGAGGTTTGATTAGATGTAGCAGTAGCTACAGTACGTGAAGAAGTTCCATTTACTGTAGAACCTGCATTCTTCCAGACACTGCCTGTATATACTTTTATCTGTTCTGCTGTAGTGTTATAGTATAAAGCACCTGTTAGCAGTGCATTACCATCATTGTCTACTGTAGGGTCACTAGATTTAGAGCCTAAGTAACGATCATCAAACTGATCATATGAACTAGCGGCAGAAGTAGCAGAGGCGGCAGCAGCCGTAGCACTAGCTTCAGCAGCGGCAGTTGCACTAAAGGTACTATCAATGTAGCCTTTTGTCGCTGCATCTGTAGAGGCAGTAGGTGTAGCAAGACCAGTAATCTTACTGTTGCCCATAGCTATAGCACCTGTCATAGTGCCACCTGCTAGTGGTAACTTAGTTGCAATACTGTTAGTTATAGTAGTGCTAAAGTTAGCATCATCACCAATAGCTGCAGCTAATTCATTAAGAGTGTCTAGTGCTCCCGGTGCTGAGTCTATAAGACCTGCAACTTCAGAATCTACATACGCTTTTGTTGCAGCATCTTGTGCAGATGTTGGATCAGTTACAGATGTAATCTTATTACTGCCCATATCAATAGTGCCAGACATATCAATGTCAGCAAAAGTAGATGTACCAGAAGAAGTTACGTTACCTGTAAGGTTTCCTATTACACCACCATTAGCAGTCACAGTACCTGTAAAAACAGATGTACCAGTAACTGCTAAAGTAGAACTAAGAGTAGCTGCACCCGTAACACCTAGTGTACTATTCAGTGTAGTTGCACCTGTTACAGCTAAAGTACCACCTATTGCATTTGTACCTGTAGTGCTCATGTTGCCGCCTACAGATAAGTTACCTGTGACTGCACCATTTTCATCTACTTGTAATGTATCAATGGTAGCTGTGCCATCAATATGCAAGTTTTGCCATTCGTTAGTTGAAGAACCAAGATCATACGTACCATCTGCACTAGGTATAAAATCAGAGGCTGCTCTAGCTGTATATGTTACAGTATCACTTGTAGCATTACCAAGTACTGTATTACCATTAACCGTAAAGTTTCCTGTGACTGTACCATTCTCATCAACTTGAAGAGTGTCAACAGTAGCTGTACCATCTAAGTATAAGTCTTTAAACTCTAAGCTAGATGTACCAAGGTCAATGTCATTATCTGTAACGGGAACTATAACACCGTCTTGAAAACGTAATTGTTCTACTGCAGAACCACCTACCTCAACAAATAAACCAAAAAGATTATTGGTCTGATCTACGGTAAAGTAATTCTTTTTATCTAAGTCAGCAATAAACGGGACATAGGAACCTTCATCAGAGGAACCATCATGCCTATGACCTGTTGTACCTGTGTCGCTTTGAGTAAACGCATCTCGTAGTTTATCATACTCTGCATTGATTGGGGCAGCACGTACAACGGCTGTAGGTACAATACTAGCTACCGACTGTCGTGAGTATCCTGATCCTGCCATATTTTATCTCCTGTCTCCTACGCCATACGTAATGCTATAAGCTTGAATAGTATGGCTAGGTTGATCTGTGTTGGTAACATATCTAATTGAAACGGACTTACCTGATCCTGAAACATTTGTTGAGCGTATTGGTGATGGATTACCATCATAAATTTCTGCTGCATCATAAGTAGCACGATCATAATAAGCCGCAGCACCCGCTGTAGTAAAATCAAAATCCGTAGGGTTTAAAATATCAGTATCACCATAATCGTACTCTACACCCATAATAACGTTAAGAATACCTTCAGCCCTTAGATAAGTGTTTATACTATAAATATTTTTACGTACTTCAGGATCGTTCATATAGACATATGGAGTTTGAAATAAACTAAAAATATTACTGCCATTAAAGTTATTGCCATCTTCTTGGCGATAAACAAAGCCATTGGAGTCACCATGAATTACAAACTCTTCATCTCCAATGTAACCACTGTCACCACAGTTTACTTCAATACCTACAATTTGCCCAAATTCAAAACCTGCTTGTGTACTAACACCACTACGACGAATACCACCAATGAGTCCAAGAGAGTTTTGATCTGCAAAGAATAATCTAAACTGAGATTTCTTTTTAACTATGATAGTACGAATAGATGCCAAATCTTCTTGGTCAATATAATCTTCAAAGATAGACTGAATTGGCTTAGATAATGTAGCAAGTTCAATGTCACCAATACGATCTGTACCAGATACAGGACGTAAACCATCAGGTGCTAAAAATACAATCTCACCGTTAAACTCTGCAACACTGTCAGGTGCAATGCATCCCAAGTTGTTTGTAATATTCTGCAACACAAAGCTAGCTTGGTTGTCACCAACAAGACGTTTAATATTATTTGTACCAAATATAAATAGTTGATCACGAAAGGCTTTAATCTGTACTATCTTAAAACCTACATTAATTACACCAGCACCATCACCAGTATTAAAATTAGTTTCAGCTATAGGTGCACTAAAGTATAAATTATATGGCTCAGAAGCATCCCCTGATAAAAATAAATGGTTTTGAAATGCTGCTACAAGTGTAGGATCAGTAGGTGCTTGTGCATGTGTAATCTGTGTATACGTAGTTCCATCATATGTAGCTGCAGGATTTATACCATCTACTAAAGCAAACTTAGGTGCACCCCAGTTAAAACTTTCAAACCTAACTTGACTTACATCTGTCATAGTAGGAGAACCTGAAGTAGTTACAGCTTGCCACCCTTTTACTGCAGGGGTAGATTGTACTGTACCTGTAGCACCTGATGTGCCACCTGTTAGGACATTACCTGTAGCGAATATATTATCCGGTAACTTACCAAAGTTAATTACTAGAGCGTTTGCAGTTTTAGAAACGACTGTTCCAGTAGCAGCTACAGCTGTGTTATCACTTGAGCTAACTACACCTGTAACTGTTTCTCCTACACTAAACCCTGCACCTTCACCTGAAGCTAATGTAACATCGTAGTAGTGATTGTACCAGTGTAGGTAGTTATTACCTGATGCAGGTTTACGACATCCAAAGATACCTTGATTAATGTCAGGTGAAACATGTAATCCTAAAACAGGACTGTTAGCTAAACCTGTAAGTTCACCATATGCATTTGAGTATCCTGAGATACGACGATAGCCACCGTTAAGAGATGGCTCATAGTTAATCATTCTGTATGCTGAACCTGCAAACTGCCCACCATGAGTAAGTGGGTCTACATTAGTTATAAGACCCCCACTGCATGGTACAGGGAATGTGCTTAGATTGTCTGCCATTACTGTGCGCCTGTATTCACATTAAAATGTCTATGTGCTATTACTGTAGATGTAATATAAGCAGGACTGTCTAACAATAATCTACGCATGGTATCTATACCATTTTGAAAATTCTGTTGGTGTATAGCTGCGCTTTGTTCATTACTACGGAAACGCATCATGTACATCATTGCACCATCAATGAGTACGTGTTTAAATCTATCTGGTATAATTGATGTGTCATTAAAATTTACTAGGTCACTAGGAAAAGACCAGTAACGATACTCAATTTCATATGCAGCATCTGGTAAAGGCGTTACGCCAAACTTACGTTCTTCTGTTTTATAAATGTATTGGGGTGTAGTATACCCACTTGTACCTGCAGTATCTTCACTAGGTCTTTGTTGACGTAAGTAATCTACATATGTAAGGACTGTAAGTTTTTTAGGTTGATTATCTTTAGAAGATAGTTGCTTTAAATAAAAAGAATCCCAATCAACTTTTGATACATCTGCTTGCCAAGCATACTTGCCTGTACCTGCAGATAATGTTTCTGTGTATGTTGTAATTAAAAAAGGCCACTCTTGTGACGTTTGTAAAATTTCACGAGTACTAGAATTGATTGCATCCTTAGCAATAGCTTGTAGGTTACGAGCATCAGCAAAACCATCACCTGCTGTATCAAGTGTAGTTTCGTTTATTCTTCGTAGCAATTCATTTACAAGTGCAACATACGTAGCCATAAAAGTACCTTTAAATAAGCCTTAAGGGGCCAGTTTCCCAGCCCCTCAAAGTATTTTAGTTATGCAAGCAGATCACGATCTACTTCTGCAGCTGCTTTGGTAGCACCCATTGGGGCATACACTACGAAGAACTTAAACGAACCCGCTGAAGGTGCGTTAGATCCCGCAAGCTTTGCAGTGATAACTGTGTCAGCAGCAGTAACATTAGTGATACCGTTTACCGAAGTAGTGGTAGCAGCCAATGTCTTAGCGCCATTGATGTCGGCAGTGCCGAGTAAATCAACGTCACCACCTGTGACACCAAAGCTTACTGCGTTAGCACCACCAATGGTAGCTGCTGCAGTACACTCAGCGCCAGCAGCAAGAACCACACAATTGTCTGGAACTGTACCAATGTCGTGAGTTGAGCTAGTTGTCAAGTCACCGTGAGCAATCACGGCTGTCTCGATACGAACTGGAGATTGTAAAGCCATTTCTATGCCCCCCTTACGCTGCGTTATATTTGGCAGTTACGATTGCTTCAGGGCGAAGAATCTTACGGCCATATAGATGCATACCACGAACGATGTCAGCGAAGCTGTCAGGGTCACGATATGTTTCGGTTTTGTTGATCTGCTCGGCAGTAGCAACTGCAGAGTCATGACCAGCTACGATAACACCATAGTTAGTGTTTTGGTTTGCAGAACCTGATGTACCTGAACCTGTACCTACAGATGGTAGGTTAGATGAAGAGTACACACGGAATCCGTGCAGGTTGTTAAGAACCAAACCATTACGAAGTGCACCAGACTCACCGTAATCTGCATTCAGAAGACGTGAATCTTCGTCGGCCATGATTTCCATGAATACTGGATCTACAACCAGCCAGCGTCCTTGCTTATCAACTTGTTGTTGGTCAAGCAAACGAGCCATACGAGCTACAACCATTGCTGGTGAAGCTGTTGCTGTTGGTAGTGCAGTAGCACCGGGCAAACGAGCAGCTACTGGGATCGAATGATCTGCAGCAGAACCAGTTGTAATGTTGCCGAAGCTATCTTTACGCAACTTCATTGATGTCAGCAGTTCGTCTGAACCTGCAGTAGTTACAGCTTTAGTACCATTTACTTGGTCGTTAACTGTATCTGCATCTGCATGTAGAGCAGACTGTTTGAAACCTGACAAGTAGCCAAGAACTTCTTGGTCATGCTGGTCAGCCAAACGATAAGCTGCACGATTGGTTGCAAGATCCATAAAGTTCACATGGGAGTGAGCTTCTTCGATATCATCGATTTTAAAGGCAAAGTAGTTAGCTTTATCTACAACCAATGAAAAATCTTCATCGTCAAGATCTTGTGCTGAGATTTGTGTACCACGAGCATAGCTGCTCACGGAAATCTCAGGTTCTTTAATGATTTTAACTGTATCACCTTGGGCAGAAATCTCCCCAAAATAATCAGAGTTGGTGATGTCACCACATACTGTGCTCTTGCGGAAAGCAAGCTGCACTTTTTTGGAGTAGATTACGGAACTAAAGTTACCATTAGGTAAGTTACCGTGTCCTCCTGCTGATGTAAAAGCCATAATAAATCCTCCTGATAGTTGGCTTATCTAAAAGCTAATACCAATAAGAGGCTGTTACATTTTCTAGGGTGCGTGAAGCTAACAGTCGGCCAACCGTTAGATATACGGGCCTATACTTGAACAGGTAGTTCTCATACGTTTAGACTTTATTGGAAATTGGGCTAGAACAAAAGGTAGTCATATAGAGGCTTTTGTTCTATGTCCCTAGTTATACTGTTGCTTTTTTATTTGTCAACAGTTTATCTGGCATTACCAGACACGTCATAGACAAATTTACCATTGCGCATTGCTTTGTTAATTTCATCTGCACGTTCTTCAAATTCTTTGTCAGACATACTAGCTACCTCTGACTCACGAATCATCCCATTAGCATCAGCTACATCTACTTCAGTCCTACTACGCTTAGTAACTGTAGAAGCTGCTGCTTTTTTATTTGCTTTTTTAGCTTCTTTAGTAAGACCCTTATCTGACTTATATAAATCAATAACACGTACTACTGAAGCTGGATCATCTGCATTTTCATACAATGCATCCTTAACCCACTTAGGCTGCTCATCAGCCCAGTCATGAAACTCATCTGATTGACGTAGGTCATCAAAGTCTGAATGTGACTTACGAATTTCATTTTCTGATTTAACTCGATCAGCCTCTGCTTGGGCTTCGTCAAGTTGTTTTAGTCGAGTGTCTGCTTTTTCAAACATCTCCTGTGCTTTTTTAGCTGCAATAGTTTCTACTATACCAGCTACATCAGGATACTGTTTAGCCCACTCTTCAATGTCTTCGTCGGACTTAGGTGGAATAATGCCAGCTTTAGTAGAAGCTTTCTGTAAGCTTTCCAGCTTTTCATCCCACTCCTTTTCCTTTTGCTGCATATGACGTCTTAAGTCACCGTAGCGTTTTTTAAAAGACTTTTCTTCTGCAGATAACGTTTCTTCTTTAACTTCTGTATTGGCCTCTGCTTCTTGGGTAGTTTCTTGAGGTTCTTCTGCTTCATCTACTGGGGTTTCTCCCCTTGCTTCAGCTTCAAGTCTTTCAATCTCCTTAGCTTCTTCTTCCATTCGTTGTTTACGCTTTGCGCTATTATATCCACGATCAACGAATCCTGCAGTCTTTGGGGTTTCCACTTCTGCTAGTTCAGGCATATTATTCTCCTTATGTTGGGGTCAGCCGTAGCCGAGTAGCCTTATTTTTTATTACGTTTCTTTTTGAGCATTAAGCCACCTTCGGCTCTGTTTCCTCCTGCATAGACAGCACTACCAGTTGCACTACCTTGAAAACCTCCAGATTGACCTTCAGCTCTAGCCATTCTATCTTGTCTATCTCTCATTGCATCAGCTGCGCTTTGACGATCATCATTGTCACTACCACTGCTTGGTCTAGCAGCTATTTCCGCTTGTTTTTCTTTAGATCTTTTATTTATTTGATTTAGCATAGCTTTACGTTTTTCTGAGTTTTGCATTGTCTTAGTAGCAAAGCCAGATGCACGAGAATTAGTTGCTTCTAAAAACTCTTTGTTTTTACCTGAAGCTATTTCATCTGTATTTGTAAAACCTAATTCCTTAAGATAATCTTTATACTGATTTATGCCAGTACCTACACCTATACCTTGACCATCTTTATCTACAATAAAGTTACCTTGGACATCTTTACTAATTGCATTTTCAAGGCTTTCTATTTTTTCAGCACTTAAAGTTCCTCTGGCTTTAGCAACCATAAGTGCAGTTCTAGCATTAGCAATACCTTTTGTATCATTATAAAGGTTTACTCCTCCTAGTACTAAACCCAAGCCACCCGGTAATAACATTGTACCAGCTTTAGCTAAACCGCTATCAAGCATTTGACCTCTAGCTAGTTGTTCTTTAATGTAAGCTTCAGGGTCGTTTAACATTTTTTGTTCATCTTCCCCATACCAAGCCCCACCTAAGCCTTGACCTTCACCTGCTGCAGGAGCAGGTACTATAGGTCCATCATTGTCATTATTATTTTTAGCTTGTGGTGCAACTATACACACTCCGGCTGGACCTAAGACCATACCTTTTGCCGCACAAGAAGCTTCAGTTTCTACAACAGGCTCTGTACCCACTGCTGCAGGTGGAGTGTATTTAGGAGTTCCAGAAAAACCTAAAAAATAATCATCGGGGTTAAAAGATGGTGCTTGACCTGAAACGTATTTACCTTCAGCAGCTTTTATAGGTTCTGCACTTTGAGTCGTTAAGGTTCCACCAAGTTCCTGTTGCAGCAGTTTTGCAAACTCTTCATCAGATAACTCACCAGTCTCCATAGGTACTGGCTCACCACCTATTCTACCATTATCTTCCATAGACTGCAAGCCTCTTTTTGCTTTTGAACGAAGATCTTCAAAGAATTTTATACCAAAAAATCTAACAACATCAGCAGGTACAACATACTCACCTTCAGATAGTTGAGCAGGAATATCATCTCGTACTTCTGAGGCCATAGAACCATTAGGTATTTCATTACCTGATACTGGATCTTGTTTCATACCATCGTCTTTTAATCCACCTTCATTCATAAAGGCCATTTTCATTTGGTTATCCATATCTTTTACTACGCCCCCTTTGGCAAATCTAAACTGTGGATTATCTGGTAGATTAAAATCTGTAATATCTATTTCTATTCCTACGGAGTTTTTATCTTCGGAATAAGATATGTTTTCTGGATTTTTATTTTTAAATTTTATTTTACCATTTGTTTCATTATTAAGTGTTCTTAAAACTTTTCTGACTCCATCACTATAGGTATTCTTAGCAGCCTCTAAACTTAAAGCATGAGCATTAGACATAACTTTAGGAGTAGGAATATATATTTTATTTACCCCTTCACTTTTAGATTCTTTAATTACAGCAAGCAAAGACATTCTAATTGTATCAGATAGTTTAGCTGGAACTAAATCTTTTTCTAAACCAGCAGTAATATTTATACCTTTAAAGATGTTTATTAAATCTTCTTTAAATTCATTATTATTTTCTTTATTAAATTTTCTTACAGCAGTTTTTCCAAAAACATAATCACCTAAAACATTTGCAAAGATATTGTCAACTTCATCTAGTTCTTGTATGCTTTTTCTTGCAATTGATCTTTCTTTTAAACCGTATTTCTGACTTAATTGAGATACAATTGCATCTTTACTAGTATTACCATCTAAAAAACGACTTTTTAACTTTGTCATATCATCTATGATATTAGTTAAACCCAACTGTATTGATTGCTCTGCAGTGTCTTGATCTGCTATAGTTCTGAAATTGTAATTATAACTATCTATATCTTTTACAAATTTATCTGTAAACTCAAGACCTCCCATATGATAAGGAAAAATTATACTATTAAATTCTGTTTGATAGTAAAGACCTATATCACCTAAAGTTGGTTTAGATGTTTTTTCTTCTTTAATTTTTTTAGCAATTGCTTTATCTGCTACCGTATGTTGTTGTACAGCATCACTTTGCAATTCTTCAACAAGAAAAAACTTTTCTTTTATTGGAAAGTCTGGCTCATTATTTTCTACAAAGCTACCTCTTACGTGAGCTAAAACATTACCATCAGGTTGAAACATAATGTCATAATGACCTGCACTATATTCAGTTCCTTTAGTATTTTTATTTACAATAATTATTTCTTTGTAGCCATCTAAAGGCTGCATAACATTATTATTAACGTTTAAATTTACTCTTTGCTCATTACGATATCGTACTTGACTTCCATCAAGAACTTGTATATCTACTTTAGGTACATTTCTATCTGCAATATTTTCTAACTCTAGTCTGGAATATTTTTTGTTATCGTCTAAATTTTCTAAAAGACCTGACCAATACAATTCTGTTTTATTTATTTTTGGTGCTCTTTTTTCTAAAAACTTTTTAATTTGAAAACCAGACATACCATCTTTACCAATGGCAAGATTATCTAAAGAACCTAAAACAGAACTACGAAAATCAAATAAACTTCCTGAAGTATTATAGTTATTATAATCTATTTCTTGAACTAAAGGGTTTGTTTGTTTTTTAGATTTAATAGGTTCTACTTCTGAATCCATGTAATCAGTAATAGCATCAAGACTTACATCATCTTGACCAACTACTTCTGCACCAACACCTACAGTACCAGAACGTTCTGTTGGTGTACCTTTTAAAAACTCTGTGTCTCCACTAAGTAAAGCTTTAGTCTGACCCACTACATCAGCTTTAACTCCACTAGGTATAGCAGCACTACCGGCCTTAGCCGCACTAACTGTTACTTTAGCTGCAGGAATTAATTCCATAGCAGTAAGTGCATCACCAATAACTGCTTCTCTAGCTGCATTTACTTGTTCGTCTGTAGCTTGTGTGTAGTCTACACCGTACATACTTTTAAGTCTAGTATCTAAATCTTCAGTTCCAAGCCTTTGTACACTATCTTTAATATTAGTTACAACTTCTTTTGTAGTTTCTACAGGATTAGTTATAAACTCTTTAGCTCCCTCATATATACCTACAGCAGCATCTTTAAGAAAGCCTAGTTCATCCTCATCAACAGCTTTACCTAGCTTTTCACCAAAAGATTCATAATCATTATCTAAACCAAGTATGTTATCTACGATTAATTCACCGTAGCTCATACCTTTTTTAGGTAACATAGAATCCATTTGATTTTTAAGAGCCATTATTAACTTTATCCCTAAGTTTAGTTAAAGATCTTAGTGCACGAATCTCACCTTGAAACCTATAGATTTCTACAGGGTCATCATACTGTTCCATTTGTTTATGTATAAATGCAATACGAAAGTCAATTTCTTCCAGCATTGCATCCCATTGAGGTTTATTATTTACAACTAGCTTTAACTGGCTCATTGTACAGGTGCTCCCCCAGTATTACCTGAGAAGCCCTGTTCTCCCGGCTGAGGCGCTGTACCAGTACCTACAGTACCACCCCCACTACCTTGAGTATCCCGAACCTGAACACCCGCAGGTGCTCCCTGTGGCCCACCTTGTGGTGGTACTCCCGGTTCTGGTGCTGGTGGTGGGTTAGCTGCTTGGAACTCTTTTAGGATCTCAGCTTGTACTGCTGCTTGCTGCATGTTATTACCTACCTTGTCAGGATCAAGATCCATAGACTTAGCAATCTCACGTACAATGTAATCCATACGTGCAAATGGTGCTAGTGCAGGGTTTTGTACAACCTGCAAAAACTGCATCAAGCGTTGGCTACGTACTTCGTTTGCCATTAGGCTTTCAGTACCACGGGCTTTTACTTCAAGATCACCTTTAATATCTGAGTCAAAGTTAAACTGCATATTAAAGTTAAAGAATGCTTTACCTAGTGGTGCTAGTAAATAGTCATCAATGTTTTTAACTACGTTACGGATAGAGCCGTTGGCAGCAGACATAAGCATAGAGATACCAGAAGCAGTACGACCAACGCCTGTAACCCCTGTTTGACCATGTGCGAAAGATGGGAATCCAGTTGACTCATCAGATAATACCCTTGCTTTATCAAACATCTGCATGTTTTCGTTAGATACGTTAGGAAACTTAGTACCAAAAATGGCTTGTCCGGGTGCACCGCCTTGTCTACGGAACACTTTTCCGGGGTACACAGACAAGTCCTGCCCCGGTACTAAATTAGTTTCATCAATTTCAATTAGTAAGTTACCTGATAATGCAGCGTTATCTACTGCCATACGCATAAACCCATTCATTAAAGTTTGAGTATCATCCATATTTTCTGCAATACCTACACCAAAGATACTGTAGGGATTCATTTCATAAGGTGCAGCAAAGTAAGGAATGTAAGCAGGGGTAAAAGGATTCATTACTAAACGTAAAACCTGACCATTACAAACCCAAACATTTACACTTAACTGCTCTGCATCTTTTAAATCTTTTGGAATATCTACATCTTGATTTTCTAAAATTTCTGTGTCTACAAAACCCCAAAACTCAAGGACTTCAAAACGTTGTGCTTGATCTTGCTCAGAGTTATCTTCCATAGCATGTTCCCACCACTCTTTGTTGTAGGATTCACCAAGACGCAAGGAATTATCAATTGCATTTTCACGGAAATAAGGTCTGTTTTTTAAAGCACGTACTTGTGAACGTGACATTTTATGACGCTCTACAATATACTCTGCCTCTTCCATAGTAGCTGCATCTGGATCAGGGTAAAAATTCCAGATAGAAACAGAAGTAGTTTGTGGAATGGTTTTAAAACTAGGAGAGTAATTACCTTTTTCATCCCAGTTAGCATACTCTTTATCTACAGCAAATGGACCTTTCATAATACCAGTACCAAATAAAGCTGTTTCAAACGCTGCAGCACGAAGATGTTTTTTAGCGTGAGACTCTTCTAGCTGATCATGAATCTGCTTTTCCATTTTCTTTGCCGCAGCTTCAGCAGGATGAAATTGAGGAGAGGTTGGAGTTTTAGAAGGTCCAGATTTAAGTATATCTATAACAGGATCAAGATCAGTCTTCATACCAGAAAGACGTTCTCTAAACTCTGGATAAGTTTCACCGGGCAGTAAGTCAGGCATTTTTTCTTCTGCTTTACGTTGCTCTGGATTAGCCTCAAAGTTTACTGTATCTTCTACACCATCTGGTAAAATTGTAGGGTCGATAGTAATAGGAAATTTATTTCCACCAAAGAGTACTTCAGCAATCTGCCCATATGCAGCTAGTACTTTAGTTTTAGTTACCTTAACAAAAACTTGTGATTTTTCTGTAGAAGTAAATTGTACGTCAGGTCCATAAATACCCCGATAGTTACGATAAGCTTGAATCCAACGTTGTTCATCAAGCTCTCGTGCAGTTTCAGCCTTAGAAAATTTTTCTTTTACAAAACTTACAATTTGTCCTGCTGCAGGATCAGAGTAGTCTTCTTCTTTGACATCTTCAATAGAGGATGCTTCCTCCATATCCATCATCATATCTTCAAAATCTTCTTCCATCTTTTATCCTTAATATCCAAATGTTGCGTCTGAAACTTGGAATCCTGTACGGTGGTTATTTGAATCAAAGTCAAATAAATTACTACGTGGCCTAGTCATAACACCATATCTAAGCGCATCATACAAGTGATCTTCCGCATTTGTGTCTACATCTTCTGGGTTATTTTTATCAAGAGGTAGTGCAGGTAACTGAGATATGGTATTAGTACAGTTATTAAAAAATACCAATCTAGGTTCTTCAGTAAACTCATCTGTTTGCAAACGTCTATGTATTTCATTTTTACCTGCTACACGAGATCCTCTAGATCTGTCAGATGGCCTCCACCGACAGCCTTTTATAATCATCTGTTCAGCCAATGATGGCCCAGTATCACCACGATTATGCCATAAACTAGAATCCAAAACACCATATCGTATTTTATCACCATCTTCAGCTTCTAGTATCATATCTGCTAAATCGGTAGCAGTAACTTTAGATACATACATTTCCCTATAAACAACTAGTTGTTCAGATGGAGTTACAGTAAACCAAACAACTCCTGTATGAGAACCATATCCATAGTCACAGGCTCTAAACTTTACCCAGCTATTAGGTATATCATAGGGTTCTATTACATGTTCTTTACGATTAAACTCTGGGAAAGCTGCACCTTCATTAATATCCCAGTCACCTTCTAGTAGCTGCCTTCGCTGATGCTCAGGTAACGACAGAAGATTAGCCTCATACATACCATCATCTGCTAGGTAAGGATTATCGAATAAGGTAGCAGGTATAAACCTACGTTTAAACAGTGGTTCACCTTCTCGACTATGACCTTTAGGCCAGCATATAGTTTCGCCACTGTCTGTATCCGTTGCCCAAAAAGATTCATTCGGGGTATTAGGGTCAATAAAAGTTTTTTTTACCCACTGATGGCCCGGACCTCCGGGGTTGCTAGTGGCTCTCATATACAAAGGTAATCCACTAGCTCTTGTAGTTCTTAAACGTGACCTCATATAATTCCACGGGTAAGGTGTAGGCCACTGTGTAAGTTCGTCAAAACCAATCCAATTAAAGGCTTGACCTTGATACCTCATAACATCATCGTCACGATCTAAATAAGACATCCAAAGTGTTGCACCGCTAGGTGCTACCCAAGTTTTATCTCGTTCCATAAACTTAATTCCGGGTACAGCTTTAGGGTATAGCTGTTTAGATACAGAAATAAGTTCTCGTAATTCTTCAGTACTTCTACGTACTATTAGCATCCTAGCGTTAGGATTAGTTAAATACCGTACAGGATCAGCAACTAAACTATAACTCTTACCGCCACCTGCTGATCCACCGTATAATACTTCTTGTTCAGTAGAAGCTAAAAATTCTGTTTGTGGTCCGGGATTAGGCTCAAAAATAATATCATTGTTATTTAAATCTTCCTCATAAACTTGAGTTTGATTCTCTGAGATCTTTTCCACCAAGTCTTTGGGCTTCGAGCTTTTCCGCTTTTTCGAGCGCCGCTTTGTACTTTGCAGCAAGTTGGCGTTGGTTTGCAGCTTCTCTCTTACGCTTTTGTTCAATTTTAACTCTCTTCATTAAACCTACATGAGAGATATACCTATCAGACTGTTCACTTAACCAAGCTGCTACATCTCTATAACTGTATTGCCTTAAATATTTTTTAGCTTCTTCTAGCAATTCTAGTTCTTGTTCTATAGGTATGAGTATATCACAATCATCTGGGTCTTGTCTATACCCAAATGGCACATGTCTTCCTACTCTAACTACTTTTTTCCACTCAAAAGTTTCACCTTTTTTTGGTGCAGGTAGTTGCCAAGTTTTATTAATCTTCTTCATTTTTAGGTGGTAAAATAAATAAGGGATTAGATGCTGTTACTTCTACTTTATCCGAAGCTTTAAACCCACTGCGATCTAACATATCTTTTGCTGCTGCCATTTTTTCTTTATTACCTAAATCGGTAGGGCTATCCATAATTTGTTTCATGGAGTAAGCAGCTTTAACCGCAGTGGAAGAAATAAACTTTTTTGTACGTTCCGCAATTTCATCCTGTAAAGAATTTACAATAGCAGAGGTTGCGACAGTCTCAGCGTACCCAGCCATCTTTCTAGCTTGAGATAAATTGCCTTGAGCTTCTTCAAATAAAACATCAAGAAACTTTTGCTGTTTTTCTGTGAGGTTACGACTCATGTAATTTTCCTATGCGGTTTTACTTTGGCTCTAATTTTCTTAGGTTGAGCCACAAACTGCTTACCCGCCTTAGTGCCTTTTCGTTTTGCTCGTGATGTAGCGGCATACTCAGAAGAACTAAGAGACTTAATAGCCTTCTCAGGTAGATACCTTTCACCTGTAGCCTTTGAACCTTGCGTTGATGGCTTACCACTTTTGGTTCTCCACTTCTGCTTAGTCCAAGCAGTTAGACTCTTTTGACTTTTACTTTTTGGCATCGTGTTTTTTTTGTACAGGAAAGTTAGCAGTAAGAGATGCACCTTTATGAGGTACAAACTTATCTTTATGCTTCATTAGTTTTAAGCTGCCATCTTTTTGTTTCATCCAATGATAGCCTTTAGGTGCATCTACTTTCACTATTTATATCCTCCACCTTTTGCCTTATATTGCTTTGCAACCATTTGAGCTTTCCGGGCGGACCATTGTCCGGGCTTTCCACCTTTCCCTCCAGCTTTGACGGAAGAAACAAGGCGCTTACGCATACTAGGCTTAGTATAATTACCCGCTGCATTAACTGTAGACTTTTTGCCTGATCTCACCTCTACTAATCCCCATATCATGCAGTTCTTTGTCACTCAAGTTCATAAGTATCCAATAGTCTGCTCTTCGTTGTTGATTCTCTTGAATCTTTTTAAATATCTTCTTAAACATAGCACTACTCCTTTTATTTGTGCAGGAGTAGTTTTACATAAATAGTTATATCATACTAGAGATAAAATTGCAACCCCGTTATGCATTAACGGTTAGGGTTGTAAAACTCTTTACCTGATAGGAAAACTTCTAAACTGCCACTAGCAGCATCAAAGGCTGTAATCTTATCACCTGCATGTAGGTAAATTCTGTCTGACGTTATGACATTGTAGACATCTTTACCTGCTATAGACTTATCATTTAAGATGTGGTGATAGGTATTTGATTCTGCGTGATACCACTGTATGCTTACGTTTTGGGTAGATGAACTACCATTAGTAATATGTAAGAAGTCTAGCTCTGCATCATGCTTTGCAGGGCAAGTATATATAACATTTGAACTAGCATCGCCAGAAGTGGCAGTTACAGTTAAACCCTTTGTTACGGTGCTATATTCACGAGATGCTACCATTATTTTTTCTTTTTAAATTTTTTATTGTGTTCTGTTACAGTTTCTTCTTTATATCGAGTAGTATACTCTTTACCTTTCCAAGTAAAAGTATGTTTTTTATTTGCCCTATTTCTAGCAAAAGCTTTACTAAAAGACTCGTTAGTTGCTGGACCTGTTGCAGGACGTTTTTTAGGTCTTACTCTAGTAGGTTCATCTCTTTTATAGTTTTTATAGTCATCTCTACGAGTAGGTGTTTTACTAGGATCTTTTGCAGGTGTTGTCTTTTTTGTATCTTCTGTTTTTTTAGGTTTTGCTCTAGTAGGTTCATTTCTTTTATAGTCATCTCTACGAGTAGGTGTTTTACTAGGATCTTTTGCAGGTGTTGTCTTTTTTGTATCTTCTGTTTTTTTAGGTTTTGTTCTATTTTTTACAAGTGGTTTAGGTGCTGTCTTATCTATCTCTGGACCGGGATTAAGTGTAGAAGTTCTTAATCCACCCGAAGCTGCACTATTTTGATTTTTCATTTGAGTATTCATTCTCGGTTTAAATGGAGAAGAATCTTTTGTTGAACTTGACTTAGGTTTAGCTACACTTGTAGTTACATTTGGCTTACTAACAGTAGATGGAATATTTGGTTTAGATACGCTAGGCGCAGAGCTTGGTTTTTTAGGTGCTGCAGAACTTGGTTTAGGTTTAGTTATTGGACTTGACTTAGGTGTATTACTGGGCTTAACCCTAGTATCTTTTAATACCTTTGCTATATTTTGTACTGTAACTGTTACAGGACTTTTAGTTACTTTTTTAGCTGCTTGCTCTGTAACTTTTTTACCGCCTCTTTTTAAAAGTTGCTGTACTATTTTTTTACCTGCAGTTGTAGCGGCAATACGAAATGCTTGCCCCCCAACTACTACGAAAATTAAAGGTAGTGCCATCGTTAGCTCCTTACTTTGCCATTAGGTTTCATAGAGGCACCGCAATTTGCCATACCGCCTTTGTTATAGGCCATCTTCTTTTTAGCCATACCACCATACTTGTAGCCCATTTTTTTAGCTACTGCTGGTGCTTTCTTTTTTAGTGCTGCCATTCCGGGATTCATTTTCTTTTGCATAGTTTTTCCTTTAAGCTATAATAAAATCTACGATTTGTCCATCAGGAGTTCGTAACTTATTTGGGTTAGGGTTGTAAGCATACATTTGATTAACCAGCTTAAGATCTTCTACTGGTGTATCAGGGGTAACTCTTGTAGGTTCTTTTGTGTCTACATCTTTTCTTACAGGCTCACCTACACCATTTTCAAAGACTATGTTTACATGAGTTTGAAATGGCATATTAGGTAATGGTAGATGAGAGATAAGAGACATTAAGAACCTTTAACCCACTTCTTAGAAGAGGACTTAGTTTTACTACTACTCCACTTAACCTTATCGGCCCAGTAAGCTGCAGACATTTTGCCCTTCTTGATGTTCTTAGCATGACGAGACTTAAAGGCTTCTCGTTGTCCTACAGTCTGGTTAGTCTTAACACCTTCCTGACCAAACTTAATATACTTATACTTACCACCTTCACTAGCCATAACGTGGTGAGACTTGTTAGTGCTATCGTTAAGTCGTTGTGGTTTATTCACAGACTTAAGTCCAGCATCTTTCATCTTAGTCTTGACTCGTTCAGGTATACTCATCAGATCATACTCAATGCTTGGTCTAGTGTTTCTTTGTTACGACGAGTCCAACCACGACCAAAGGTCTCAAAGGTACGTAAGGACTCATAAAACTTCTGACGTTGGCTAAAGACACTCTCAATAATCATTTGAGGATCTTTGTTCATAATAGCTTGCAGAGTCATAGGACCAATAGCCCCATCTGCTGTTGCTCCTACAGCACGTTGAATAGCTTTAGCTGGACGGCCAGAACCACTATTAACCCCCCAGTCAAAGGCACACCAGTCAACACCGCTAGGAAGGTCATCACCTCTTACCTTATCCCAGTAATTTTTCTTGTAAATAGGTGCTACATCTATAAATGTTAAGTCTCGCATTTCTTGTTCAGTAGACTCACGACCAATCCATTTGTCATATACCGCTTTAGTAACACCGAGGTTAGTTATACCGCCCGGATCTTTAGGGTGATTTACAAACCCACCTTCATGGTGTAATAGCATTGATAAACATTTGTCAAAGTTTTTTTTCATTATTTTTTCCCAAAGAATTTACTCACGGATCTGATCCCAATACTTGCTGAAACAATTCCACCTAGTGAATATTGATACCATGCTGGCATAGTTTCTAGTGCAGCAAAGCCAGCTTGAACAATACTATTACCCCAATCACCACAGAATGCTAGAATCAATGGAATTGAAAAGAGCAAGGTAATCC